AGTTTGCAGTCGATAATACTTATGATGTCAGACTGTTTTCGGACCGAGCCAAAGAAGTATACCAATGGTTCAATACTATTCCCAATATTTTGGGAAACAAAATTGACATTGTACCAGTGGTATACAAAGAAGAAAATATTGTGCCGGGTGTTCATATTCTGGAGCACAGTACAGTCAGTCGAGCATTAATGGGTAATATCGCATACCCAATCTCTACCCGTGATATCCCCAATGAAGCATTGGCGCGGGCAAAAATTGATCCTGAAACGTTCAGTCGTTTAAAATCATATTTGGGACAAAATCTAGTCATTGAATTTGCCATTGGCGCCATTGATTTTTCCGCCAGCCGAGAGACTTTGAGTTATACTACCAAGACAATTTCAGCCGTGGTAGCGAAACTATTGGAAATTGAAAATAACTTGGTTGATGAATTCAGTAAATCAGTTGAAATGAATACAGATGGTAATGTATGGCAATTGATGAAAAACGTTACGGCAAAGGCGCAGACTAAAATTTACGAACATGCAGCGGGACAGTGGCTGTTGAAGAACAAAGATCGAGTGCCATATGATATTACAGCCGTAAATTTGAAGTACGGGTGGGGCAGTCTTGTTCTTCTAAATATTAAAGATATTCAAGCTGCCTACAATGTAGATATTAGATCATACCGTCGGTCAACATCATATGCCGCGCCAAGTGGATTTGTCATCTCAGAACATGGCAAAGGAAGTACCACAGTGACACTGGGTGATTACAATATATATGATCATCTTCCTGTATTTGTTACCAATCAAAATAAAACTCTGGGCATCGCCAGGTTGAAAGGGCATTTTAGGCAAAGGAGTAATCCCGCGGGGCAAATTGTATTACTCACTAGACATGACAATTCTCTGCCAGCAGATTTTGACGGGTTCTTTGAATTCATTCATTCTCCTCCCAAATCATGCAGAATTGAAATTAGCAGCCTTGACAAAACAACCACTGTGAGTAAGGGCACAACTGGTAAAAATTGTTTTATGAATTTACGCGTCCAAGGCAAAACATATTATGGTCATGGGTATGAATGGCTTTGGGAGGCAAATAAGACCGATACTGTTATGGAACTGGCAAAAAACAGCAAGGTTCCATATTTGTATACTACCATGGTGGGATTCCACAACAGCCGAGCGTGCGGGAACTCAATTGACCTCAAAATACTAATGGAAAATTTACAGAATTCAAACCTACCTCAATTTCAAAATCTTCCCATATATGGTGTAAGGAAGGATGGTATGAAATTGATTGACAAGAACTGGCAACCAGTGGAAAAATGGCTAATTAAGCAATTGAAGTTACTCCCAGATGAATTCTGGGAAATCATAGTACGTGACAGTGCCACGCTGATCCCATCTGTCATTCTAAGTATGAATCAGAGGGACGTTGACATGATCGATGATAAAACAAGCACCGCGCATGAATTCTTACAATTAGAAGTCAATAAAACAAAAAGGCCCAAATTCACAATGCAAGATGTGCAATACACCAAAAGACTAGCACTCCAATTGGGATTTAATGTTGACATTGATAAGAAACAAGCTATACTTGCAGCTAATAATTTGGAATTTTTGACCAAGTACCCAATGATCAAATATGTCAAATCAAGCACAACCGACAGTGATGTGACTACTTCCACATTGGAATACATCAACCTAATAAACAAACAACCCAAAAATAAAGAGGAAATTAAAATTGACTGAATATTCAACGGATGCACTGCCTTACTTGATTCAAGGTGAAAATATTATTGTGATTATTGACAATATCAACCACACTATCAGCAAGGCACATGTATCATATGGCAAAATCAGGGACTCTATCCGAGATCTCGACTGGGCGTCTGTACGTGAATTCGTCGATCCCGTCAAACGAATCATAAATTATGGACAAGGCCGCGTGAAAATTGTCGACGAACAAGTGTTCTGGGACGGAGAAGAAATGCATAATACTCTGTCTTCTCGCATGGTGGAAATGCTGCGAGAAGGATTCTCAATTGATGCCATGGTGAAATTCATGGACAATCTCATGCTCAATCCGTCTTTCCGAAGCGTCAATGAACTGTATGGGTTTCTTGAGCGCAACAACCTTCCTATCACTCCGGATGGTTGTTTTCTTGCATACAAGCGCGTCAGGGAAGATTATACTGATGTACACAGTGGTAAGAATGATAATTCAGTTGGTGAAACTGTCATGATGGATCGTAACAAAGTGAATGACAATAAAGACCAGACGTGTTCACCTGGTCTGCATTTTTGCAGTAAAGAGTACCTTTCCAGCTTTGGCGGATCGCGTATTATGATTGTAAAGATTAATCCAGCTGATGTAGTGTCAATCCCAACTGATTATGGATTTTCCAAGGGACGTTGTTGCAAATACCAAGTGACGGGGGAACTGGGGATCAAGCCTGAACTGGCATTTACCAAGACAGTGCAGGAAAATGCAAATACACATGAAGATAACATTTTCACTCCGGACTGGTTAGATGATCCACGTTATCGCTAAATGAACAGATACATGGGGCCACGTGGCCCCATGTATCATTATCAGCATACTGTACCGAACAGTATCAATGATTGTTCTGTATCGCTTGAATTGAACACTCTAATAGTGATTATATGATATACATAAAATAAGTTGACAACATGTTCTACATGTCATATGGTATTACGAAATGGGGAATACAATATGAACATTACTTTCAAATCACGTAAAATCTCAAAAATTGAAATAATCCCAGCTGGTACTGTTCTTGAGAATACATGGACTACTGTCCAGTTTACTGATGGCAGTCTAAGTTCCACGATATCTGAAATCAAAGCAACTGTTGGTGATTGGATTGGCTTTGACGGGTATGGATGCATTTGGATCAAACAACAATAAGGAATATAAAATGGACTTTGTTGAAAAATATTATGTGGGGTTTCAGAAAAACCGATATAATACCTCAGAAACACAACGACTGCTGGGATTTATCACCCCAAAAACTGGTGCAAATTCTGACGGAGACTCGGCGTTTAAAAAGCGAAAGTCCACCGTGGATTCATGGCGGGAGGTTGATATTGCCCCGCGTGAGATTGATAATACCCCACAGCATGGGTTTCAAATTGTGGATACTACCACTCGAAATTCCACCAGTAACAAATTATTCAGAGTACTTGACCCCCGAGGGTTTGAATTGGAAATTTCGTCTGAAAATCTGTTTGATATCATCAAGGAATGTGGTATTGTACGTGGATTGATTACTGACCCCATGATCTGGGCCAGGCATACACAAAAACCATATTTAATCTCAGGTAATTCAGAGGCATACAAAGAATACCTTAAAGGTCCCAAAAAACCAACTGATATGATTCCTGGCACATTCTTTAAACATCTTGGTGCAGATATCATTTATCGGTATGAAGGCAAGTTTGCATACAACTTTATATCATGTAGTACAACTGTATCACACGCTCAAGGTTGGTCTGGGCATTACTGGTACCCAGCCAGAACTGATTACACTGGAGTCACTACACAAGTCACTGCCACAGTGGATCGCAAAATGGACAAATTGGTGACAGTATTCACCCAGTACGTCATTCGGGAAGATGGAGAGGTTGCGCAGTGTATGATTCATATCCGAAAATCACCATTTAAAGGCCTTGTCTCAATTGATACAGCCCAAGTGCCAGATTCAGTGAAAGTCTCAAGTAATCTCAAATTTGGTGAAGTCTTAAATGCTGATTCTGCTATTGGGTCATATGATACCAAGTATATCCTTTTTGAGACGCGAGCAGGAGCACTCGCCTCGACGTATACTCAGTCTGAACTTGAAACAATATGCAAACCGTATTGTAATAGAAATGGTATGGGATCATACGGCACTATCAACTTTGACATTGAGTACAAGGAACCAAAATGATGCAACGTGAAAATATGTCATGGTACTATAAAGCCATTGCTGAAATTGAAAAACAATATAAAAACAACGAAACAACTTATTTGGAATTTACAAATGCCATACGGGATTTGAACTCTGAATGGAACGAAAAGGATGGGACTTATTAACATGAAACCAAGCGATCTAAAAATCGGTGATGTATTTTATGAATGTCAGAGTGGATTCAACATTGAAGCGCGAGTAACATCAACTCCTGAGTCGTCAACAGACGGTCATGAAGGCAGAACCCATTGGAAATGGATCGCTGAAAATACTCAGAATGGTGAAGTCATTAACTACGGTTTGACAGAAGGCATGGAACACTATGGTCCTCGTCTATATGATTCGCCACAATATTGCCATATGGTTGATGGCAATATTGTGTTTAAATTGATAGGAGCGCCAGATGTGGCCGTTTAAAAAAGAACGAAAACTTACCGAAGAAGAAAAAACGGACATTTTGAAAGATTGGTCCAAGCCAACTACCGTCCCTGATATTCGAATACTGTATGAGCATACGATATCAGCTGATGTGTATTTGGTCGGGTACGCTGATCCTTTGACTGTTGAAGTAAGAGCGCAGGACTCTGTTGTGACCAAATATCATGACCTTAGATTATATAGTACCCAACTGGTCAGTACAACACCTGAGAAGATGATCCGTGAGTTTCAAATTGAATGCGCAGAAATCCAAGGTGTCAATAGTTCGAGTGACATTTTCTATCCTGCCCACCGAATCGACTACATCAAATTTGACAGCTCTTCAATTGTAATTGGGACTGGCGAGGTCGGGTTCGGGATCCCGCGCAAGAATGGCAAGTTAAAACGTGTTGACATTACAGTATAAGTATGTTAATTTGCCATTAAAAGAAGATCAAGGAAACAAAATGAAAAAATGTTATGTCATGGTGGGTGTTCCCGCCAGTGGAAAATCAACATTCGTGAAAAATGTCATCTCTGTTGATCCGGAACATTTCTTTGTGTATAGCACTGATCAGTTTATTGACGATGCTGCTACTCATTTCAATTCAACGTACAATGAAATGTTTGAGTCCAATATCAAGGGGGCAACTGCCTCAATGAATAAACTGTTGGAAGAAGCGGTTGCTGATAAACGTCAGTGGATCATCTGGGATCAGACAAATCTGGGTATTAAGAAACGCAAGACAATTATTGACAAGATGAAATCCATGGGTTATTCCGTTAAGTGTGTTAGTTTTATCCCACCAGAAACACAAGATGAACTTGCTGAGTGGACCCGGCGTCTTGAATCACGCCCAGGTAAGACTATCCCAGACCATATTCTAAATAGCATGATGGCAAACTATCAGAAGCCAGAATTGTCAGAAGGGTTCGATGACATCGAGACGTATGATATGTTTGGCACGGTGATCACGTGAGTAACCTACTTCAAAAGGGCAGGAAATTAGGGTACACATCTGAACAAGTTCGTTCCATGATTAACAAAGAACGATTGTTTCAAAGGATACTCGACTGTGAATCTGTCGAGGATATCAAGATACTTCTATTGGTGTGGGTTGAAGAAGGGAAAATTAGATGAGCATTGAAGAACAATTGAAATCAAAGTTGACAGAAACTTCTGTCATTTTAGCTAAAACACGAGAAGGAGCAATTTATCAAATTGTTTTCTCTGAAGCAGAAGATGAAGATTGTTCCCCTTCATACCACACCGAGAATTGGTCGCACTGCTGGAATACAAACGGTGAATCTGTTAAGAATTCAAGTCTTGACATTGTAGAGGTAATGTAAATGAAACATGACGACTTTGGAAATAGAATGAAGGCATTTGAATCAGTTTACACTGATGCTCGAATTCCAATTGAATTGCCAATGATGGTGAGAGTGGATGGTAAAGGGTTCAGCAAGTTTACAAAAGGATTCAACAAACCGTTTGACGATGACTTGAGTGGTGCCATGATTGCCATGACCAAACTGTTAGTCAAAGAGACAGGGGCTGACTTTGGATACACACAGTCAGATGAAACGTCACTTGTGTTCTTTCCCCGAGGCAAACAAAGTGAACACTATCTTGGTGGCAAAGTATCCAAGGTAAATTCCATCGTTGCTTCCATGGCTTCAGTAACCTTTAATCACTTCATTATGAAATCCTCACCCATCGCGATGGCAGGTAGAGGACTCCCATATTTTGATTGTCGTGTGTGGTCTGTAGACAGTGATGTAGAAGCAATGAATACCATGCTGTGGCGGATGCAAGATGCCAAGCGAAATTCAATTTCCAGCCTGTGTCACAACACAATGGGACACAAGAAGATGCAGAATCTGAGTGGGGACACAATGATTAGCACAATGAAGTCTGATTATGATGTTGATTGGTTTTCTATTCCTGCTCGCTATCGCTTTGGTACAATTGTTACCAAAGTGGCAGAATTGACTGAACTTGATGCAGATATTGTGGCAACCATTCCAGTTGACAAACGACCAATTAACAACATGGTAATGCGGAACAAGATCAATGAAGAACATGCAGGCGAGTTCATGTCATCTACAATTGAGGGAAGATTGTCCATGATGCTGCACCCAAATTCTGTTGGTGGTCTGTGAGGATTACATATTCAATGTCGCCACCCTCTTTGGCTATAGCAAGGAACACTAGTCGCAGTGTCCTTTCACCAAGAAGACTGGTGTAACGTCCCATCAAATAAAGTCACTGAAATCATGATGAAATCATCAGGCGGTACGATTAGACCAGTACATGCAAGAACATCTTTTTGTAGAATGGTACAAGAAACTGGACTTGATTCAATCGAATAATTGTGTTGACATTATCACTGGCATAGTTTATTAATACTATAAACAGAACACAATGTAGAGAGACACAAATATGATCAGCACAGACACAAAACCACTCCTTGGTCCAAATCAAAAACTGTTGGTAGATGCACTACGAAGCGGTAAGTTTACCCAGACCACTGCAGGAGTTCTTCATGATGTACAAACAGACAGTATGTGTTGTCTAGGTGTAGCTGCCAAGTTGTTTCTCACTGATGAGGAAGTAGAGGAAGTAAACCTTGGTGATTCTTCTTCAACATATTACGCTTATGGCGGGGAGGTGAGGTCGGCACCAGAATACGTTGTCTCAAATCTGTCTCTGTTTTGTAGTCTAGGTAGCAATTGTGATAGAGGCGATACACTGGCGGACCTTAACGACGAGGGATCTACCTTTGTGGAAATCGCAGACCTATTAGAAGCTGATCCCAGTAGATACTTCTCTTCACCTACGTAAACCTACAATCAAGAGGCACACCAAATGACAAATGTGACGCAAACGATCCAAACGATTCGAAACCGAATTCTAGCTTCCGCAGCTGAAATCGTCCATTATACAAACTGGGACGATGAATATTCGCGCAAGTCTATCATAGAGGCAAGTTCACCTTCAAAATCTTTTGGTAATAGCCATGTTCCTTTTATTTTAATCTCGGAGTTACGGGCCTTGAGTTTTGATGCCCTCATGGATTTGGGCTTTTTCAACTTTGATGACAAGTTGATTTTAATCCCACTTTGGTTAAAGAATTTTATCGATCCAAGAGAAGAAGTGACTGCACTCTCAGGAACAGTAATGAAAATTGCTGATGCAGATAATGACAATCGTTACGGTGCAATGGCTATGGGGTTCTTTTTGTCAGAGGAATTGACCAACAATGATTAAGCGATACTCAGTGACTGGACTGTTTAGTGATGGCGGCAGAGATGTTGGAATGAGTTCTGATCTGGGAGAAGCAAGACTTCTAGCTGAATCTGCAATTGGTAGTGGCGCACAAAGAGTGATAATCACTTTGGTCCAAGAAACTCACATCGAGTCAATCAATTCAAAATGACACGTTGACAACATACAAGATGTAGTTTATAACAAGACATGTTTTAAAGGAGTTGTGATATGCAAAAAATCAAAATTTACCAAATTGCACTGTGGGACGGCGGAGATAGGCATAACGCTAGTGATGTTTGTTTTTGGGAACGTGTAGATGCTGAATATTATTTGAAAGCTGGTGGACACAGACATGATATCATCAATACTTGCGCATTCACAGTCTATAACAATGTGGATGATTACGCGGCTGTACATTCACAGGAAGTTAGGGACACTGCCCTTGCGAAGCTTACTGATATTGAAAAGGGAGCATTGGGGCTATCCTAACTAAATTTAACAAAAGCCAAAGGAGTTTTGGTAAATGGAAGTAGTAATGGCGATTATCGCCTATTTTTCGGGAACGTGGGGGCTTGTGGAACTTGCAGGCACTGTGTTCAGTCTTATTTGTGTGTACCTTGCAACCAAGCACAACCAATGGACTTGGTTCTTTGGTATATTGGGCATACTGTGTTTTGGTCCACTGTTCTACCACTACCTACTGTACAGCGATGCAATGCTTCAAATTCTGTTCTTTCTTCCCATGCAAGTATGGGGGTATATGAAGTGGCAAGAACTTTCACAACAATCCAACAACCAATCCATCACCTTGTCATTGCGCAATGACACAGTGATCTATATTGTGTTGGCAATTGCAGGTCTCACGTTGATTAATGGCTACTTGATGAGTACATATACCCTTGCTAGTTTTGCATATGCAGATGCATGGACCACTTGGATGAGTGTGTTTGCACAGGTGTTGATGATTAGAAAGTATTGGCAGGCATGGTTGCTTTGGATTATTATGGACATTGGTGCCATCTACATCTACTTCGCCAAGGGACTGTTCATGACATCTGGTCTATATGCAGTGTTCTTGGTATTGGCCTCGGTTGGATTGTACAGATGGTATAGAAACTACAAGCAAATCACATAATAACGAAAAGAGGGGTTGACGAGGCCCCTCTTTTCTTTTATAAAGGATATAGAAACACAAAATAGAGAGATGCAGTGATGAAAGTTTATGTTTTAGAAGCAAACACAATGACAGATGCTACATGCCAAGTTACTTCAGGCGGCTATATAGTCGGAACATTTTCATCTCATGAGAAAGCGAGCGAAGCACTTGACGTGATCGGTGACGACTATACCCGAAAGCGCTGTGATTATGAAATTCAAGAATTTGAAATGGATGCTTGATCCATAGCGCCCAGGATCATTTAGAGTGAGGGCAATTGCACAATGAACAGCGGAGATTTTGATGGACTTTGATCAGTTAAAACAGTGGGCAACCAAAGCACAACTGTCCGACCAGCACAAGGACAAACGAATGGATGAGTACTATTGTCTAGTAAATTCCATAGATAACCTTTGTGGACAATCCAACTCTAAACTTGCAACTGCCATTGGCGTACTCATTGACAAACACTATGATATTTGATAAGACTCAAAAGGACCTGTTTCGCATTGCGGCACTGGACGGACAGCTTCTATGATGAATGGAGAAATACCAAATGACAGATATGACAGAAGCAGCAAAAGTTCTATTGGATTCGTATTTGCCATACTTTGTAATTGAGTTTCCGGTAAATGCGGAAGGAAATGGGCCTGCTTCATCAGATGATGTAGACAAAGTTCTGTATGAAATTTGGGACGCAGAAACCATCGAATGTCTTCAATCACACGAACAACTGTCAAGTGCAATTTTAGGATGGTTGAAATTGCTATCTGAATACACCCAAGATACAAAACTCAAGGATTACAAATGATAAAACTGACATTCAGAGAAGAATTGGCAAATTGGATCACCGGCGGAGAGTTCATGGTGTTAAAAATAATGGCCTGTCTCGAAGGCGGATTGATGAATATGGTTATGGTCGACCGAGATACAAAACTTGCTGCACTGACATCCCGAATTGCCGAACTTGAATCTCAGGCAAAATCAATTTCCAACTTGGTAAACATCGTGAATGATCCAAAACAGTCTGATACCATAGCAGCCCTACGTGCCAAACTCGCAACGGTAGAGGATGAACGCGAGGCGTGGCATCTTTTAGTTGATGACCTCTCCGAGAGACTAGCGTCTGCAGAGGCACAGGTCAAAGATGTGGAAGCTGGTCAAGAGATATACGGGGAGGACGATTGGCAGGCCATGAAAAATATTGCATATCGAGCTGGATACTACCAAGCAGAGTGTGGACTACCAATTGACGATAAACTCCCCGAACTAAATCTCAAACTGTGCGGAAAAGTTTTGAAGGCACAGCGACGTGTCAGTAACCTGCCCCATGTTACAGAAGAAAAAATACCATGTCTGTTTTGCGGTAAGAGAGTAAATTCGAGGTGTGGAGATTGGCAAACCGCAGACCAGTGTGGGCTGTTTGCTACTCCGAAAGAAGGCTATCCAGAGCCCAAGCGTGACTCACAATGATAGACGTGATTGCGGTTCACATGCTCAGGCAGGCCCATGATCAACTTTGCTTTGAGCAAGGAGACCACAAGGATGAAATCGACACAGCATATTCCATGGGGGCTGACGCCATAGAGCGGCTCGGCGCAATGCAGCCCAGTGTGTCAAATACCGGACCATATCCAGACCGCCTATATATTCCTCATACGGCCCTTGAGCAGTGGCATCGTAAGTGGCCTGCTCTACCAGCGTTTGACCCCGTCGAGGCCCAAGGTGAAAGCTATGAGGTTTATGTAATCCAATCAAGCAAAAACAAGTAGAGCATTCTATGATTAGCACGGTATTACGTTACATTTTGGTCAGTTCAACGGTTTTAGCACTATTTTACCTATTCGTACTGCCATGCACATTAGACCCATTTTGGATTGTTAATGTGCATGGCAGTATAGGATTGATTTTGGGTTCTCTTGCAATTATGTTAATTGTAATGATACCAGCTGGAGAATAAAAGACAACAATACAATTTAGGCGTTGACTACGAGTGGTGGATTTGCTACAACTAATTAACAGTAATGCAATCGGAGACAATAACATGACCCTTAAAATTAATGATCGCGTAACATTTAAGAGCAACGGCACAGAAGAGCATGGTCGCATCACCCACATTGATAGCGGAACAGCCACAATCAAAGTGTGGGACAGCATGGTCGGAGAGCATTATCTGACTTTTGAGAAGTTAGGCCGCTGCTCCAAGGATTAATAGATCAAATCAAGGAGATGCACATGTCACATATGTCAGATCAAATCATGAAGCTCACCGGAAGGTGCAAATTGGCAAATTGATTGAAACTGTGGAATCACTCAGACTGACTGCATATGGATATGATCATCGTTATGAAACTGCATTTCATGGTGAAGTATTTGAAACATTGACCGAGGCATTGAACAATTTGACATTGACTTGAGATTCGCCATCATGTATTACATAGTTAAGCCACACAAAGGGACATGAACATGACTGTAACTGACAAAATTTCAAACAACGACAACTTCATAGTAGTGACCAAATTCAATCACGTACTCACGTGCTTTGGATATGGCGGCACTGTGGATGAGGCTGTTTCTGACACAGACAGTCACATTGATATTCCTGGATTTGAAATTACTGATACCACAATTTGGAAAAACACACACAAAATCACAACCAGCCGAAAGGGATGTGAGTGGGCATTTGAGCGCGTGAGTGGTTCAGCAATCAAGATTGCATGACTGTTCAAGAATGGTACAACAAAAATCATACACATAAAGACTAGAATCGGACATCCTGGATTCGCTCATGGTTCCGAAGAGGTATATTTGTTCGCAGGGCCTGAATTTAATAACGTAGCTGGAGAATAACATGACACCATTAATTGCACGAATGCTCAAGCACGCCTTCCTCAGTGGGGTGGTTGCTGCAAAGAATTTACCAGCGCACGAACCATACAACGGCAATGAACTTTGGGAAGATTACGACCCCATGGATGAAGAACTCAAACAACTTCATGCGGTAATTGACGAACATGACAAGAACATGAAACTGGCGTTTGTAGATGGGTTCAACAGTGTGGAATCACGTTCGCTTCATGAGAATACAGTGGAATCAGCTTGGAAAGATTCCGAAACAAAATATAGACAGAAGGACCCATTAAATGAATAAAATTGGCATTACCATTGGTAAATTTATGCCGCTTCACCTCGGCCACGAGCTCTTAATTGAGTTTGGTTCTGCCATGATGGATGAGTTTTATGTTGTGGTGTCAGGCAGGGAAACAGATGAAATTCCACTCACCTTTAGATTTGAGTGGGTCGAGTCATTTGTCGAAAAGAGCAGACTGAAAAATGTAACTGTGGTATATCACGTGGATGAGTCACCAACTCCTATTGATGTCGACGAACATGGGACAGTGCTGGACATTGAGTTTCAACAATATTGGGTTACAGAGTTCAATAAGATTGCACCCAATGCAACCCACTTTGTTTCCAGTGATCGTTATGGTAAGGCCATGGCTGATGTCATGAGAATTAAATGGCTTCCTGTTGATCCTGATCGAGAAACAGTGAACATTTCAGCAACCAAAATCAGAAACCAACCCGCCTTCAACTATCAAATGATTTCTGATGTGGCCAAGCCTTATTTTCAGAAACGGATTGCCGTCATTGGCGCAGAGAGTACAGGAAAGTCCACTATTGTCAAATACTTGGCTGAACTGTTCAGCACATTAGCAGCACATGAATATGGTCGCACTGTTAGTGAAACACGGAACAGTTCCTTCAATGTAGACGACTTCCATCAGATCTATCAGGGACAGAGAGCATTGATTGAAAGTTCAGCATGTAAGGCAAATGACATAGTGTTTACTGACACCGAGGCATTCACCACATATCTGTTTGGTAAATTGTATCTTGGTATGGATTTCACAGAAATGTTTGACTATGCAGTGTATGAACAGCAAATTGATCTTTATATTATTCTTGCTCCAACTGTGCCATGGATTCAGGACGGGGACAGGATTCTTGACAAACAAACAGACCGAGAGAAATTTCATAATGGACTCGTAAACTTTGTTGAAGAGTATAACAAGCCACATGTAATCATCGACCAGAAGCATTGGAGTGATAGAACGTACATGTCTATTAACGCAGTTGAACGGTTGAGAGAACCAAACTAATCGATTGCAAAATTCTTTAATTGACATTGCCTCTTACTTAGTATAAGATAAAGTACAAGCAATTGGGAAAACAATTCTCATTCCAAAGTACCTAATGAAATACGTCAAAATGAAACAGGAAAGACACAATGAATAACTTCAAACACTTTGCAGATCTAGTGAATAAACAAATTTCATATATGTCAGATCATGGTGATTTGTACATCAGTGATGCTGACAAAAATGAACTTTGGGATCTATATCTCAGTTCATTCCCAGAAGGCACCAATGAGATCTACAAAGAACGAACTGAGCATGACTGTAATTGCTGTAAGCATTTTGTCCGAAACATTGCCAACATGGTTGCAATTTCAAATAGTGAAATCACCACAGTGTGGGACACGGCTGAAGAACATGCCAAATACCCATTTAATATTGTCGCGGGCAAGCTGGCAGAACGAGTGCGCGGGTCCAAAATTGAAACAGTATTTTTTAAGCAAGAAGAAAAATATGGGACTCCCACCAGTGTTCAACTCGCCGATGATATGTCAACTGTGACCTGGGACCACTTTCACGTGAAATTGGATAAGAAGCATGTGAAATTGGATGCTGCCACGCTGCAATCAGATGCGAATTCCAAGGCGCAGGTGCTGCGGCGATCACTCGATGAACTATCCAAATCTGCTGTTGAATCTGTACAGGAATTAATCAATGAAAATTCCATATATCGTGGCGCAGAGTTCAAGTCTGCGGTTGACGAATTCGCCAAACTTAAAACTGCATATGATCAATTGAACTCACAAACATCACGTGATCTTTTTGTATGGAAACATGTGAACAGTTTTGTCTCCAGATTCAAAAATACAGTGATTGGTACTCTGGTTGAAGATATTTCAACAGGCGTCGATTTGGAACATGCTGTTCGATCATATGAAACCAAGGTTGCTCCCACTAACTATAAGCGCCCAAAGAGTTTGATTACCCCTTCCATGATCAAGGCCGCGATGAAGACCGTTGATGATCTTGCAATTGAGCCCAGTCTACATCGCCGCCACGCTGCGCTGTCAGATGTGTCAGTGAACAATGTACTATATGTCAATACCAAAAGCCGCGCCAAGATGCGAGACACGGGTAGTATTTCTGACATGCTCATGGGCGAATCCAAAGCCAAGAAGCCTAAGACTCAACCGGCCATGGGTATTTCAATTCAGGACTTTGTGGACAATATTGTTCCGATGTCAAGTGAAATTGCTGTTGAATTTAAAAATTCCATGGTTGGCAACTTGATGAGCGTGACTGCTCCCAAGACGGCAACTGCCCCTAGTATTTTTAAATGGGATAACAATTTTGCATGGAGTTATAATGGCAACGTCACTGACTCAATTAAAGAAAAAGTCAAACGTGCCGGTGGTAACGTGGATGCAGTCATGCGAGTCAGTCTCAATTGGTTTAACACAGACGATCTTGATATTCAAGTTCATGAACCAAATGACAATCACATCTACTTTGGTAACAAAGACAACAAACTTGATATTGACATGAATGCAGGGTACGGCAAAGTTCGCGATGCAGTGGAAAACGTACAATGGCGATCAACCCCACGTGACGGTATTTACAGAGTTCGCGTACATAACTTCGCCAAACGAGAATCGATTGATGTTGGATTCAACCTGCAAGTGGAATTTGATGGAGTAATTTATGATTATTCATATGATAAACCTGCCACTGGGTATATTGATTCACTGCGTATTCATGTCGTCAATGGCAAATTGGATAAGATTGTTAAAGACAAGTCAATTCTGGACCATAGTAGTTCACAGGATGCATGGGGGATTTCCACCGAAAGCTTCGTGCCAGTCAATACTGTAATTGCAAGTCCAAACCACTGGGATGACAATAAATCAGGCAATAAGCATTGGTTCTTTATTGTGGAAAATTGTCTAAATCCTGAACCGGTTCGGGGTATCTATAATGAATACTTATCCTCAGATCTTGATAAGCATCGCAAAGTGTTTGAAATCTTGGGAGACAAACTTAAATGTGATTTCTCAGAGAATCAAATGAGTGGGTTTGGGTTCTCGTCTACAAAGCAAGAGTCAGTGGTTGCCCGCGTGACAACTGCTACATCAACCAAACTATATAATATCAATTTTTAAAGGAATAAAATATGACCAAGTTAGACTGGGCCAAGACTGAACTGGAGTTTGCAGGATATCCTGCAAACGATCCAGAAGATGGACCAAATAAATGGCTTCGTGAAGGCACTCTGGAACTTTTGGAAGTATTCAGTACACAAGGACACAGCGGATCATCTGCACCATTTGCCCTCAATCTATTCTCAAAATTGGCAGCATATAAACCATTGACTCCTCTGACCGGGAATGATTCTGAATGGATGGAAGTGTCTGATGATGGGATTTGTCAGAATGTACGGGACGGATCAGTATTCCGTGGGGCTGATGGACAAGCATATTGGCTGGATGGTGTTGTATTCTGGGAATGGCATTCAGCTGATGACATGTATGATGGTGAACCATTCAAGACATACTTTACATCCATTGACAGTCATGTTAATATTGAGTTTCCGTGGTGTCAACCTGAGAGTTCAGAATACAAGTTCCGACCAAGTGACGAATACCCAAATGAACAATTAACCCAAGTAGGAGAATAAGACTATGAATATTTTTGAAAATGCAACCCGCAAGAACTATATGTTTGCCAGCAAAGTTGGAGAACTCAATGTGATCATGCTATGGGAACTGCCTTTGACGTCAACGCGGCAGGCGTGTCTCAATGATGTGGCCAAGGGCATTAATGCTCAACTCAAAGCAGAACAAGAGGACAGCTTCGTTGAAGTGTCTACCAACGCGAAGAAGGCAGAGCTTGAGGCCAAGTTGGAAATCGTCAAGCATGTGATCGCAGTCAAGATGCAAGAGAACGCGGACCGTACCGAGGCGGCTGAGAAGCATGCTCGCAAGGCACAACTCACAGAACTACTGGCTCGAAAGCGTGATCAGGTACTTGAGTCCAAGACAGTGGAAGAGATCGAAGCTGAACTGGCAGCAATGTAAACGAACTCTGGGGCGACTAGTCAAATAGTCGCCCCAGAGCATTATTAGTAAGTTATATCTTGACATACAAATGTGATTATTTTATATTGTCAATTACAATGTAGGAGAATAATAATGCAATCCAATTATGAAATCATTTAGAACAAATTAGTTGACACTACGTTCCAATTAGCTTACAACAATATATAATAACAAAGGTATTGCATAATGACTGATCGAGCATCTAAATTTCAAGTGACCTTCCGAAAAAAGCAGGAAGACGGCACTGTTATCAGCAGAGAAGAAGACTGGGTCATGCGAATTCCCAATGTGGGAGAATCGGTTATGATCAATGTTGATGGCAACCAGCCTAACTTTAGCGGCGTGGTCGAGGACATTAGAACGGTTGTTGTCAACAATGGCGAATATTGGTTAAGGCCAAATGACAGCCTTGATGTATTCTGCTATTACGTTGTGACCCTATCGGTCAAAGACCTGTAGGGTCACAATATACTTTGGCTTTGATCACACAACTCAAAAGGATAATTTAATGAACATTGATTACAGCAAACTTCCCTTTCACATGCAAGACGGAACAAGGCGTTACATCGAGAATGGTATCCCACCAGGCGGATTCTTGTCAGCAGTAATTTGCAACGACTTGAGCGGTGCATACGGTAAAGCAGACCACCACAATCGCACTGTAATTGAAGACTGGATTAGTTTCTTCCACAATGATGCGCCTAGGGGCTGTTCGGGAAGTGTGGTCGCATTTAACGATTGGTGCAGTTCAGGTGGAACGATGAAAGGTGTTATGACATGAACGATTATCAAAAATTAAAAGATGTTCTTAAGAAACTGATCCAAGAACAGAGTGAAGGAGAATGGGACGATGCAACTGTCAAATCTGATGTTGTAATTTTCGCATTGAAAATTAGCCAAACATTTCCGGAGTTGTTTAACAAATGAAAACAGTTAGAACAAAGTAGTTGACACCATATTCCAATTAGCTTATAACAATAGATATAATAACAAAAGGACGATGCAATGAAAGTTTACATTTATTTAAATAACTGGCAGATTGATTATGGGACGTTCGGTACTGATATCGTCTGGGTGTCAGATCGACTACATCCACCATATTCCAGATCTGAAATTAATGTATGTGATCAAGTGGAGTTTTGGGAAGATGGGATCAAACAATGGTCCAAGGAACATGACGGGGAAATGTCACCAAATTGGATCTGATAAATAGGAGTCTACATAATGCAGAAGACTAAGCTTGCATTTATGGATGCAGAAACAAAAGAATACTTTGTCAATGATAAATTTGACAAGTTTATTTTTTCATTGGACATCAACAAGGCAAAACTTTACTATAGAGTTCCCGGAGTCCTCGGAATATTTGAGTGGGTCAGGATCCGAACAAAAACAAAAAGACTATTGACATTGGTCGACGTTGAAGTTAAACTTGATAATACAGGTACATCACAGTATCTCGATGAATTACGCGATGACCGACTCAAAGAGTTCCAGCAGCTGGATCTATTGGCAACAAAGAATTTGGAAGAAATGGAGACATCGTCATATTATCGGTGGCGCACGCTAAGGAAAGAATTTACAACTTAATTAACCAAAGGAGTTTTGGTAATGACTAAAGAATTTGATACACTTGTAACGGTAATGAGGATGCAACCGTTCCACCTCGGTCACCAAGCAGTGATTGACGCTGCATTGAAAAATGCACATGAAGTAGTAGTGGTAATTGGATCCAGTTTCCAACCACGAACCACAAAAAACCCATTTACATTTGAAGAACGCGAAGCCATGGTGCTTGCATGTTATCCTGATCAACCAGTCCGAGTGGTTGGTGTTCGGGACTATCCTTATGACGATAATGCTTGGGTGTCTGCTGTTCAATATGCAGTGGATTCGGTTAAGACTGGTACTCGAACAGGGTTGATTGGGCACTCCAAAGATTCAAGTTCATACTACTTGAAAATCTTTCCAAATTGGCGGAAACATGTGGAGGTTGAAAATTATCAGGGTATTAACGCAACTGATATCCGAGCAGATTTATTCTCCAATGGGATACACTTCATTGGTGGTGATTTGATGCCGACACCAGCCCTCAAATCCATGTCGATCTCGTTGTTGGAAGGAACATGGTGGTCTGAACTCAAAGAGGAATATACGCAGATTAAAGCATACCATGAGGAATGGCAAGTGGCACCAAAACCACCAACCTTTGTGACAACAGATGCAGTGATTGTACAATCTGCTCATGTATTGTTAATCAAGCGTGGTAACTTCCCGTTCAAAGGGTGTTGGGCATTGCCAGGTGGGTACCTCGAAAAAGACAAGACAATTGAGGGAAACATGATCAAAGAACTCAGAGAAGAAACGTGCATCAAACTTCCTGCCAAGGTTCTTAAAGGTTCCATCAAGTCAACTCAAGTGTTTGATCACCCTGAACGTGATCCCAGAGGTCGTACCGTTACACACGCCTTTTATATTGATCTTGGATTTCCAGATGAAAAACTGCCCCGTGTAAAGGGAGCAGACGATGCAGTCCACGCAGAATGGGTTCCTCTCAGCCAAGTATCAAGTGACAACATGGCGTTTGACCACTACTCTATTATTTCACACTTTGTAAAAATTTGAGGGTAATTATAGATGAAAACGTTTAAATGGGTGTTGGCCGCAAGTGGAGGGTTCTTTGTTTTATATGGAAGTGTATTCTATAGCACACCTTACCCAGTACTAATAGGAGTCGCATGTCTCATGTATCTGGCGTATATTCATTATACTGATAATGACAAATAAGTTCTAATGAATTCAGTTGATATTGAAATATGAGTGTGCTAGTTTGGTAACAACAACAAGGAAGAAACAATGGAAAATTTAATCAAGGCACTACAGATGATTCAATCCAAGATGACAAAGGATGTTGCATTTCCAACATGTTGTGATCATGACGTACTCAGAGTATTTGCAGGAATTGATCCTTCACACTTTACATTGGAAGAACTCGATCAATTGACAGACTGGGGATTCGATTGGGATGATGACGACGAATGTTTCGAGTCCAGCTGGTACGGGAGTTGCTGACATGCCATATGGTGATTATGATGGACCTGACAAACCAGACAAGGGATTGAAACATGGGAGTTGCAACCGAACACGGTGTCAGGACTCCCCAGCAATACATTACAACCACGGATCATATGCATGGTATTGTACTGGGTGTATGCTTGAGATAAATGATGCGTGGGCAAGGGATAATTGGGCACGAAATTTTTCAGCCCATAATCATCCACAATTTGAAACAAATGAACAAATGATAGACCGCGGCGCATTGAGCGAGAAAACAAAAGGAAATTGAAATGACAACAGTGGGCGAACTCATTAAACGATTGGCAGACTTTGATCTGGGCATGCCTGTTTATTTTGAAACAGTCAATGATAACTCAGCAGAAATGAAATCAATTGACGACAATCTTTATTCTGGCCATGGAAGATACCGTGGCGTTTACATTGAATTGGATGAGGGACAAAAATGAAACGAACAGTTAGAATTGCATTGAGAATGATTGGACTACCTTTGATTATATCTTTTCAGATGTTAGTGGCAGTGAGTACATTGATTTACATGTTAAAGGACTAAATCTTTGAAACCCCTGGGAAATTTTATTCCTCTACTGATTGGCTCCGCGACGAGGTCCAAAATTTCAAACAGTTCTGGTGGTCGTTTTTCAAATGAACGTATATACGAAGTGGAATACGTGTCCAATGAAGGCGGCAAATTTGGAGAGTATGTTGTTGCTGAAGACGAATGTGACGCCATGGATCTTGTGGCAAACAATTTTTACTTTATGTACATAGTATCTTGTGAATATATTCGAGCGGCCACAGATGAAGAAATCAGAATAGGAGAAGTATATGACTCTGCGTAAAATACCGCTCAAACCGCTGGAAAATGTATATGGTGACAAGCAATTCGATTACAAATATGTTGATGCCATGAAACCTAGGCTGGTCAGACACCAAGAACTGCTTCGGATCGCACAGACTGGCCCGATCATTATCAATTGGGAGGGCTACTTTGTTTATACAAAAGATCTCAGAGAATTGGTCAAAATGAAGGCTTTGGTTATGAAACGCGACTACATATCAACCCGAAGGAAAATGAGCAAGTTGCACATTACCGAACTGGGACAAACACTTTTAGGAGAAACAAAATGACAATCAATATTGAAATTTCAGGACATTCAGGCGTAGGAAAAACCACAGTGGCCGCCTATATCAATCGAATCCTCAACGATCATGGCTTTGACGTAACGGTGACAGATGATGATAAGCAAGCGGTATTCGACTCAAAGGCCACTGACGAAGCACTGGCTCGAATCACAACACAGCCTATTAAAATCACCTGCAAGCAATTGCCAAGAAACACACTGGATATGACAATATGAAAACATTACACAACAAAGGATGGCTTCTTAAAATCTCTTCATGGGAAAATGATGGAGATCATAAAAACACTGTTGAATTGGCAGCGAACAGTTCTGAAAAGGCAAAGCAGATGTTTGAATTTGCAAGTCTTTTTAAAGATACTGAAAGATCTAATCGTATCGGGAACATATATGAACCAGATGATCGAGATATTCAAAATATCTTGCGAGTAGCAAATGCCTTTATTGTAAAATACCCCGGGTTCATCGAAACCCAAGACGGAGACGACGATGAACTGATTGTAGAATGTTTCATCGAAACAGCATATGACTACGGCCTTACTAGAGGCGAGCAATATACTAGACTGTGTGAAACAGTAAAAGTTCTATATTTTCCAGAAGATGTACTTTATGAAGATGTAACAAAAGAATATCGTTGACAAACAACATGACATGTGTTATAAATAACAATATCATTAACTAGAGGAGTTCTATAATGAAAAATATTCTAAGCCTGCTTACTTCCATCATGCGTACCGATGGATACAAAACTTCACAATTCTTACAATACCCAGCTGATACCCAATACATCAGCTCATATATTGAATCGCGCGGCGGCGCTGACACCAGTGTATTCTTTGGTCTACAAGCATTCATCAAAGACTACATGCAAACCCCCATTACTCAATCTGATATCAACTTTGCAGAAGCAGTTTTTACAAAGTATGGTACTCCCTTCAACCGAGCGGGGTGGGAGATCATCGTCAACGAGTTTGATGGATATCTGCCACTGGAGATTGAAGCGGTTCCAGAAGGTACTGTGATGGCAACCAGAAACATCCAAGTTCAAGTTGTAAATACTGATCCCAGAATGGGATGGTTGACATCATATGTTGAGACTGCTCTGCTACGTGGGGTATGGTATCCTTCAACTGTGGCAACCAAGTCACGTGATATGAAGGTGATGATTGCACAAGCACTGTTCAAGTCCAGTGACATTCCAGTTGATATTCTAATGGGGCCTGTGTTGAATTTCACTCTCAATGATTTTGGTGCTCGTGGGGCAAGTTCAACAGAAACAGCCGTTCTTGGTGGGATGAGTCACCTTGTAAATTTCTGGGGCAGTGACACAATTGAGGGCATGATTGGCGCACATGTTTACTACTCCGCTGATGTTACAGACATGTCTGCGTCTGTTGTAGCAGGGTCAATCCCTGCAAGTGAACACTCAATTTCTAGTTCATGGGCGACCGCTGCTCCGACGCCGGAATGACTTAAGAACATAAATACATGCATAAAAGGAATTATGCATGTATTACACAATCTACAAGATAACAAACATAATGAACAATAAAATTTATATAGGAAGACACAAAACCATGGACTTAGATGATGGCTATATGGGTTCAGGTACTCGAATCTGCGCTGCCATTAAAAAATATGGGGTTGATAACTTCTTAAAGGAAATAATATTACAATGTGATAATTATAATGATATGATACTGCGTGAGTCTGAGATGGTGAACTCCGAGTTTGTGAAGTGCGATAGCAATTACAACGTCATACCAGGTGGGGACGGATTTAATACTACCGGAATGGTGAGTGCAATATTGGTAGAAACTGGAGAAAATGTTTTTATTAGATCTGAAGACTATCAAAAAAACAAGAATAAATATACCACTGCATCTTCTGGATTTGTCACGGTTTGGTGTGATATCAATGAAAAATATCATAGAATTACCACTTCTGAATTTGACGGTGATATTCACCGTGCTATAGCCAAGGGCAGAACCTCGGTATGGAATTCTGAAAAGAATAGATTCCACAAAATCCCATCTTCTGATTACGACAGACATATACATAGAACCCCATCAGATGGTTTCGTACGGGCGAGACGCATAGGAGAACCCCAATTTAGAAGTGTACCATGTCATGAATATAAAGAAAATAAAACTCAATTTGAAACACCGTCCTCGGGCAAACGATCAGTGAAACATAAAGTAACTGGAGAGACATCTTCTATTGGCGTTCACGAATTCGACCAGTTTATACATGAAAGTGTATTCGGCGGAATCGTGGCAATGAAAAACGGAGTTCGACAATATGTAACAGCTGACGAATATTACAATGATAACAGTATGAAAGTAACTGCGTCTGGAAATGTGACAGCATATGATACAATTGAGAATAGAATAAGGCATGTTCCTTCAGAAGAATATAGACGCAATAAGTCTAGATATCTAGCAAACGGCAGTGGTACGGTTACAGTAATTGACAAGAAATCAAAAGAGCAGCTCACAATTACGACTGAAGAATTTCATAAAAACAAAGATCTTTATAACACTCCTTCTACTGGCAAGAGAACAGTATGGTTGATAACTGATAAAGTATTTAAAAATATACTTAAAGAAGATTTTGACAGAAAATATCACGCATATGCGTCTGATAAACATCTGATATGCACTGATGCTAGCGGTGAAGTTATCTTTGATTATTTTGGATCTAAAAGAGATTTTTGTGATTTATACCCGGAGTCATTATATAATGCGGCTAAAAAAAGTACAAAAATGTGGAAACCATATACAAGAGACAAACGACTAGAAATGTTTAATGGATGCAACTTCGAAAACAGAAAATGGAGATAATATGATTGAAGATAACCATAATGAAAAAGCGTATATTAAACATATGCTTACCCTATTAGGCCCGGGGAAAACAGTGGCCATTGTTGCAGATACATATGATGTGTATAATTTTTGTAGATTAGTAGGGGAACTCAAGGTTCAAGTGATTGCATCCGGAGGCACTCTGGTTGTACGGCCAGACTCTGGTAATCCGGTTACTGTGCCAATCGAAATCCTTGACATACTGTCAGAGCAGTTTGGCTATACAGTAAACAGCAAAGGGTTCAAGGTGTTAGCACAACGTGAAGATGGGTCCGCCATTGTGAAAGTCATCCAAGGTGATGGCCTTGATGTGGTCACCATGAAACAATTACTGGACAATGTGATTGAGGCTGGATACAGTGTGGAAAACATTGCGCTGGGCATGGGCGGCGGACTCTTGCAAAAAGTAGACCGTGACACTCTGAAATATGCCATGAAGGCTTCTGCCAGATGTGATTCAGATGGAGTGTGGCATGATGTATTCAAAGATCCTATTACTGATCCAGGTAAGACTTCCAAGAAAGGTCGGCTGGGACTGATCTACGAATGTGGAGTTGGTTCATGTGGTTACAGGACACTGCCCAAGAAATTTGCAGATGAAAAGAACAATCTGCTCCGTGAAGTATATCGCAATGGCAAATTGTTGATTGAAGATGACTTTGAAACGGTGCGAGTCCGCGGTGCACTTGTTGAGTCCGAATATAATCCACAGATTTCTGAACGCTACTGAATCCAAAATGGCCCAAATGGTTTTCTGTTTGGGCCATCATGTCGGATGACATCACTAACAGCAAAGAAAACGGTAATTCAATGATAGCTACATTCCAACTAAAATTTGAAACTAGAATCCAGAGGTTTCTCTGGAAACTGGGACCCAAGAATAGAAAATACATTCTAAAATTATTTAGGGCATGGACACTGGAAGATGATTTATATGAAATCCTAGCTGAAGAAATACAAACTGAAATCAACAAAGAAATTATGGAAGTTTTGATGCGTGATCAATGATGTGCATTTGCTGACATCATACTCAATATTGGTAAATATGAACACACTCACATATCAGGATCAGCAGCATGAGACTTTCAGAAATATCACAGATAAAATTCTACCACGGCAGCATGACAGAACTTGATGTTGGCACTGTGTTGAAACTGTTCGGACACGGACAAATCTGAAAGAATCAGAATATAATCCACAACCAATTGAACGATTCTAAACAAAACCTAATAGTCCAAGTGGTCGTCTACTTGGACTATTTTTGTGACAATAACAGTTGACATCATGCTTTGTAGACTATAAAACTATATTAACAGCAACAAAGGAATATGTAACATGAAGATCGTAGCAACAAACAAAGATTTCAAAGTTGAGTTTAACCAGTCCTCAACATATTTCGTTACAGACAACAATGGAGATTGCTGGAAAACCTACAAGAGTGAAAAAGCCGCAATCAAATATATGGACAGTGTCGCATAACAGTTGCCAGTACAACGAAGGAAATTCAAATGGATCTCAAAACACTATTCAACGATGATGGCAATTTAAACTTCGACCCTAGGCGAGTGGGCCCAGACGATGCCCGGTATATGACACTGTTTGATGAAGAAGGTGCTTTGTTGTGTGGGATTGATCGTAAATTAAAAAAGCTTGTCAAGAACAACTCGTGGTCACCGTGGTGTGATGCAGTGGGGTTGGTCCATGCTGAACAGTTTTCGTGGGGCACCAAAGGAAAGTACACCACGATCTATTATTTTCGTTGATAATCAAAAGGTAAATGAAATGAATGAATATGACCATGGTCGCAAAGATGTTCTTCTGGAACTGTTGACAAAGTTCAAGCCCTCACGTCCTGAACCCAGCGTGGATTGTAGCAACCCAGGTGACATTGTGGATCATGCCACGTGGGCAAGTGACAACTATCACTATAATGCAATTCAAGATCTTCTTGACACCATGATGCGAACAGTGTAGAACTATAATTATGCATGTCCATAAAGTTCGTCGAACTCTACAGGTTTGCTAGTCGCTTCAATGAGGTTTGCCAAACGATTCCTTTGCAGGAACCATTCTGGTCTTATATCCTCTCCACGATTGTTGATGTCGGGTAATTCCTCCGACAATAGGCCATGAAAATTCTTCATGCCTTCTTTGTAAATGTTTTTGGCAGCATTTATGTCTCTGTCATGCTCAGTGTGGCAGGATGGACATGTCCAATCTCTTGTTCCAAGATCCAGCGCATCTAGCTTGTGACCACAACATGAACAGGTCTTGCTTGAGGCAAAGAACCTGTTCACTTTGCAAACTTCTTTGCCGTACCAATCAGCTTTGTATGCCATCATTCCAACTAAAGTCGACCACGAAACGTCTGCGATTGCCTTGCTGAGTTTCCTGTTTTTGATCATGTTTTTGACTGCAAGATCTTCAACGAAAATTGAATCGTAGTTGGTAACAACATAGTTACTGATCTGGTGATAATACCAGTTTCTCTGTCTGGTTATTTTCTCGTGTATTTTGGCAACTTTTAGCCGAGCCTGGTTGTATCTGTTGCTGCCTTTAGTCTTTCGTGACAAATGCTGTTGCATCTTCTTCAATTTCGCTTGAGTTTTGCGAAAATATTTTGGATTAGTAAATTTAGTGCCGTCAGATAGGATAGCAAGGTGGTTAATACCAAGATCAATCCCGATATCCTTGCCTGTTTTAGGTTTTTCTTGTATTTCCTCACATACGAGAATCGATACATAATATTCGTTGGTTTTAGTCTTGGATAAGGTGACGCTTCTTAACTCTCCAGTAAAAGTTCTGTCATAGACCACTTTAATTGGCGTCATCTTTGGGATCTTAATTGTACCTGCTTCGAAGTCTACTGCTTTGTTGTATGCCAGTGCTTGGCCAGGAATTCTCATCGAGTCTCTTGATACTCCCTTTTTCTTGAAATTTGGTCTGCCAGATTTTATCTTGCGTTTCTTGTTGAAAAACTGCTTGGTGGTTTCATAGAAGTCCATTCTTTTCTGTTGAATAGAATAGGAAATGCATTCCTTGAGCCAATCGTGTTCTGATTTCACATGAGCTTCCGACATATTTTTAACATGATCATCCGTGCCATAGTTGTTAAAGTTTGCAACCAACTGGTTCCAGACAAATCTTGCTGCACCGAAATTCCGATCGAGAGTACGTCTTTGATCAAAGGTCGGATAGATCCTGTATTTGTAGGCTTTATAAATAGACATGTGCTGGTTGAGACCTTGAATAAGACTAGTGGCAATGGATATGTTCAGTATCGCGATTGCCTATACCCTTATTTATATAAAATGTAACTTCGCTCTTAGATGTGCAAATAACACTTGACATGTAGATGTGGATAGCATACAAACATGTTAGCAACAAAGGAATTGATAGAATGGCAACTTTCACAAAATGGATTGACGCACTTGTTTCCGAAAAAGGTATTACTGGACGGACAATTGAAATTCAAGGTGCCAGCGGTGTTAATCATATGCCATTGGAAGTTGTAATTGACACCATCAAGCAGGCGCCAACGCACGAACAAGCACAAATCAAAAACATATTGATTGCAATTGATTTCAAGAATGGCGACATCATGCACTTCTTCAAACACCTTGCTGGCGCAATTGCAATTTAATTTTAGGAAGTATTATTATGACAATGATGATTCTAAAGATGGAAAACAATTCTTTTAACAGCGGCGGGGAATGTGTGTTCTTTGAAATGGCATACAGTCCTTCTCATCACTCTCCCCAACATTTGAAACATGTCATGAACTCTCATCCAGTCACTATTAAATATCGAGAAATGGGGTATGTAGGGCCTGTCATTGATTCGCAATATTTAAAGTCTTGGGAGCAGGAATACCTAGAAATGCAGGAAGCATTGAAGATTCCCAGACTTCAACCTAGATTTGCTACTATCTACAAAGAATCCATTATAAATTTACTTCGAGTAAAAGAATTGTATGAAGCCGGTATGGTAATTGTTGAATCACATCCTCACTTGACCATTCAGTATGCGACATGGCAGGCTGAAGTGTTCAAATTGAATGATCAAAACAACAAAGAGAAGACAAAGAATGAAATTAAAAATTAAATGGCATCAAGGAAGTGAATGTCCAGAAAAGTACCAAGCCCAAGTAATCGACGATTTGATTAAAACATGTGAAAGGATGACTACCGCCAGTGATCTCCTTGAGCATGTGATTATTTTAACAGATGATTTTGATGGTCCATCCGTATATGCGTATGGCGATCTTGATACTCTACAGTGTACATATTCTGAAAATACACCATGGGAGACACTTAATGAAATGGAAGACTAAATCCAAAATCAAAGAGGGTGAACGACGAACAAGAAAATTGTTTGCGTTCACTACAACGGAACTCACTGACGGTAACACAGTGCTGTGGGAAACATATTGGGCACTTGAAGAATTCGCGAGTGGTGGAATGCCTGGTGATTTTTGGGTCATCAAAAAGACATGGGCAGTGGGAAATTAACATGAGGTGGACTGATGAAATCGGAAATATACTGTTTTCACAGATGCCAGGTGATACGGTAATATTAGACTGGCATTCTAACTCTAACCTCGTCCCAGGTGACAAGATTAGAAGGGTATTGGATTGTATGGAAAAGAGAGCAATTATATGTGCAGCTGGACTCGATGAACTCAACGAGCTTGAAAAGTTGGCAGTGGAACTACTACTTGATTCGGCATTTTTGAGAGAATATCATGACTGATTTAACATCACTACTGCCCAAACATAAGTCATCGCTTACTATTATTCACAATGATCACTTGAACTCGTACGAAACGGTTGAATGCTATTTGTCTGCGTTCGGTGACTTTAATAAACACGAATGGTATTCTCAGTCGGAGTACGACACTGCTGTAGAAACCAACGAACTCTGGGAAATTCACTGGTACCCTGATACCCCGATTAGGTCATATAAAATATATGGGTCAACTTTGGAAAATGCCCTCAGGTATGCAAATAGTATTTGACATGTGGATGTGCATAGTGTATCAACTTATTAACAAACAAACAAACAAGGATGCACACAATGACAACTGCAATTAAAATTGAAAAAACAGATGGTCGTATGAAGATTCTCCAGCGTGTTATGAACTTGCGCAACCGTGCAGAAGATGCAGGATCTTCAGAAGCCGAAATGCATACTGCATTCACAATGGCCATGAAGCTGATGGATTCATATGGCATCGAAGAAGCAGAGTTGGCAATTGCAGAAGCCAGTGGTGAGATCAAATTGGACGTGATCACCAAAGAAGCCAGTACTTCTTTGCGCAAGGGCAAAAGTCAGCTTCACAAAGTATTGAATTGTCTGAATGCAATTGCTGAATTTACTGAAACGCGGGCTGTATATACCAAACATACTGGGGCGGCAACATTCACAGGGCACCGCCCGGACATTGAACTTGCAGACTTTCTGGTTGCAGTAATCAAGGAAGCAATGGATCGTGAATATCATAACTACCGTGCTCGCATGGGGACAGTTGGCAATGGTGCAAAGAACTCATTCCAAACAGCAATGACATACCGAGTAAGTGGTCGCTTGCGTGAAATGGCAGAGGAGCGTGTTCGTGAACGCCAAACAAACAAAATCAAAGCAGAGCGTCTGAAGATTGAGAATGCAGCAACCTCAACGTCAACTGCCATTATGGTGTCTGATATTGCAGAGCAGAAAGCCAAAGAAGTAGAGTCTGAATTCAAAATGGCACACCCCCGTCTTCGCACTGTTCGGACAGTTAGTCGTTCCACTAACTCAACAGCACATGGCGCAGGGTATACCGCTGGTGATCGTGTAAACCTTGGGCGCGCAATTACACAAGGGTCGACCAAGTCACTTGCGTAATAAATAGGCAACACTTTCATTCAAAAAGGAAAATAATATGAAAATTGGGATTAGCACGGTCCTCGGCGTTTCGGTAATTGAAATTGATTATATGGAAACCGCAGATCTCATTACAAGGATTAGTGCAATGGCAGACAGTGATGAACTTGCTCACTGGGGTGGGATTATCACAGACCTGGGTGAACTAGATGATGCAGAGGAGACTGGCCTGTTTATCACCATGGATCAGGCCAAAGCGGCCATGGTGAAATTGATGAACATGACACACCATAACACATTGAATGATGACGATTTCTTGGATGTCTGGCAGAATGATCTGAATCTTTTCTAAATTGCACTTGACAACATGTTGCAAGTTGTGTTATTCATTAGTTGAAATACAGGAGAACGTGATATGCTGCATGCGATTGATTCAACAGGTTGGGACACATTCACATCTTGGTGTGTCCCAACAGTGATCAGTTTTCTTTCTGGGATTCCTCTGATTCATTCTCACTCTCGAGCCGCTTTTATCCAAGACAAGACATTAAAGGAAGTTAAGGGCGTATACGCGGCGGAGGCACTGTTGATGCTCAGAGAACAGGGATACAAAGGTGAGAGAGTTGATCTCAGCAGCCGGTACAATGATGCCCCCAGACTTAAGAAATTTCTCGAAGGTCGTACATCATGGGAGAAGGTCATGCCCCTAATGATTCAAATTGAGGATTCCAAAGGGTTTTGTCATATGATTGCAAGTCACTTTGAGTATGCCGCTGACAACCATACAATGAAGCCTGTAACAATTGATAAATTCCCACACCTTAACAAATATGTGACATCAGCTTGGGTTGTGTCAAAACTTTAATGGAGAATACTATGAAACTACTTTTAGGACTACTGGCTATTCTTATGGTTACGTTCGTGCCATTTGTACTGATCTGGGCGGTGAACACTTTGTTTCCGATTGCTGCCATCCCGTTCACACTTGAGACTTGGTTGGCTGCACTTGTGATCGGCTCCCTGTTTAGTAAAACCACTTACAGTAAATAATGGAGAACACAATGAATCGACATAAATTGGACGGCAATGCAATTGCAGCAGATGCCCACTATGCACAAACCACAGTAGCCGATGATGCAATGAACATTCTCGAAGCACTATCCAATTCAGAATTTGAAGATATTGCACGGGATCTGTCAGATTCTGACGATGATTTTGATTATTCTGCACCAGAAGATGCTGTACTTGATTATATCGTTGCCAATATTGGGTTGTTTGTTCCGAACTTTGAAGAATAGTAGATAGCACATGGACAATAAAATGACACCACAGTCGCCCGCAGAGGGAATTCTAAAAACTGGTGATTGGGGAGATTCCATATCGTATCATGTTGTATGTGAATGTACGGATGATGATTGCTCACACTCAGTTGAGGTTGAAGCAGACGACCATTCAGTCACTGTGTACATCTACACCAATCATCGTACCAAATTTTGGGAGAAATCACGGTGGTCACAGATCTGGCAAATTCTCACAAAGGGATATGCAGAATACCAAACCACTACTATCATGAGCCAACAGACTGCAATCAATTATTCTGCTGCTCTCACTTCAGCATCAAACGATGTAACTGAATTTAAAAGAAAGAGACAAAATGAAACTGTATAAGTATGAAGAAGATTTTGGAAGAATGGGTTCCTTGGATGGTCTGTTCTTTGCAACAGACGATGAATACACTTACTTCATGGGTAGAACAATCTGGCAAGGTGATATCCTCGGCAAACATTCACAAATCCAACTTGACTTTGACAAAACCACTGTAACAGAAGTCAAACTTAGTCAAACTACAATTGACGAGATGTTCGCAGTGTTCGGGTCACATGTTTCTGGGGTTTCACCCTTGTATAATTTTGATCAGTGGGCAGAGGAAGATGAGGAATCTGATGATGAGGAAGATGAATCAGAAGATGAATAAAATATTGAGGTTTCTAAAATTATGGGCATTGATTGTTGTGGCCATAATTTCATTGTTCGCGGTTGTCATTATATCTATTTCAATAATAGCATGGACTCTACCTGTAATAAATCCATTCAACTGGGCCATGCTGCGACTATTTGTAGTGTTTGGGTTTATCCTTGCCAGTCTAATATCAGTGATGGATCGGTGTTAATAGGAAAAATGACATGATAATTAATTGGTGTAAAGTTGGAGCCGCGCTTGAAAGGTCCTTTTTGCCTGTCCTAGGGTTTTTGGTATTAATACTGATTCTAATTTTTTCTATGGTTCGTTTCACTTTTTATCTTTGTCGTAGTATGGGTGCTGTCCACGTGGCTTGTGCCAACCATGCCTGTTCTCATGATTAAAATAGTGACGGGAGTCATCAGTCTGTTCATTGGTGTAAATGCATTTGTGATTTGGTACAAGCTTTTCGTTCATTGGGATGGTTAAATTATCAATGACTGACGGTTACTACTATATTATTACTTGACACCACGTTATTGATTATAATATAATATAGTATGTGGACATTACTCAATGAAATAGGATACATGACATGCCCAGTGATACAAATTTTCTAGATTCATTCAATCGAGCGTTAATCATTGCCATCAGTCTAAAATTCTTGTTAGTGGGATTGGCACTTTTTGTATTTTACAGTTGTGTTTTTGTCTTGATTCTGTCTGTATTCATTCAATCACAGATCATACTGAATGTAATCACTGCAATTGTTATAATCATTAATGCAATAATTGCTGTTCTTTGCCTGTGTATTTTGGTATGAATACACAACGGGTCGTCGTTGAAATATACCAAGTAATATGTGCATAGCTAATGCGAATTGAGTCAATATTAAAGAACTATTCAGAAATGCAATTCAAAGGATAAAGGCAATGACTAAATTTAAGAAATTTACCTCAATTGAGAAGTTTTCAGATGTATGGGCTAAGGCCCAGAAATACAATGTTGGCAAAGTACAACTACGATCCAAGATAAAACTGCATGGGACTAATGCAGGCGTCCGTATTGTAGACGGGGTGTTTACTGCGCAGAAACGTACCAGTGACATTACTCCACTCTCTGACAATGCAGGGTTTGCATTCTGGGCATCAAACATCCAATGGAAAACAAAACAGGACGTGATCATGTATGGTGAATGGGCCGGACCAGGTGTACAAAAATCGGATGCAATCTCACTTATTGATCGCAAACGATTCTTTGTGTTTGGTATTTTGATGCTGGACGTTGATGAAGACAAAAACAACTACATTATTTGTCCTGACATCATTTCCAAATATCTACCTGACGATCCAAATATCATGAGCATCCCTTGGCATGGGGAACCCATGTTGCTGGACAGTGACAATGTGGGGACAGCCAGAGCAATCCAAACCATAGTTGAAGAGCAGGTTCACGCAATCGGCGATGAAGATCCGTATGTAAAAGAACAGTTTGGTATTTCTGGAGTCGGCGAGGGTCTAGTCATTGCTCCCTATAATGAATCGGGAATTATCAACCAGGCTTACTATAATACCTATGTCTTCAAAGTAAAATCAGAAGCGCATATGGTTAAGAAAACCAAGTCTGCTGCTCACATCCAAACAGAAGTACCAGATTCAGTAAAGAACTTTGCCCGAGACTTTGTCACTGATGTGCGTTGCCAACAAATGATCGACGAATATTGTGAAGGATCAATGTCTCCCAAGTCAATTGGTACATTTCTAAAGAATATCAATGCAGATATCCTGAAGGAGTCAACTAATGAGCTTGCGGGCATGGATGTTGAATGGAAGCAAGTAGCAAAGGAAATTAACAAGCGGGCGCTATCCTGGTTCCAAGAACAGAATCGAGTTTGAATCCAAATTCATTGCTGGATTCAAACTGATAAATAGTGTTATAATGAATTTGACTGCATATATATATCATCTTGGTGAGTTCAAGAACCAGTCAGATCAAAAATCACACAAGGAAACAATCGTAATGTGGTCACCTCAGCAAGAACTTGGCTTGAAAAGTGTAGGCGTATGGTATCATTCGCTTGATCGCAAACAGGTATTTAAGGTGCTGGGATACGCAGGAACAGGCAAAACTACTTTGGCCAAGCATTTTGCATCCTTGATTAATGGCGAAGTGCTTTATGCATCATTCACTGGTAAGGCCGCGTTGGTATTGAGAAAAGCCGGATGCCATGGTGCGACCACCATCCACAGTTTGATATACAAACCTGTAAAGAATGAGTTTGGTGTACTGGAATTCTCTATCAACAGAAATTCATCACTCAAAGATGCCGCATTATTGATCGTGGATGAATGCAGTATGGTGGATGATGAATTAGGCAAGGATCTATTGAGTTTTGGTATTCCCATTCTTGTACTGGGAGACCCTGCGCAACTACCTCCCCCTGGCGGAACTGGGTTCTTTACTGAGGGGGAGGGAGACGTCATGTTGACAGAAATCCATCGCCAAGCAGAAGATTCCCCAATTATTCATCTTGCCACTAGTGTGAGAAACGGTGTTATCCCCAAATTAGGCGAGTACGGTACCAGTAAGATCGTCAATGACGTATCAGCTGATGAGTTCATGCAGTATGACCAAATGATTGCCGGTAGGAACATCACACGGTCATCTTTGAATGCCATGCACCGTGAAGCATTGGGAAGAGAATCCGTATTTCCAGTAACTGGAGATAGACTGATCTGTCTCAAAAATAAACCAAAGATGGGACTGTTCAATGGCGGAATGTTTGAAGTTCTAAAAACAACCAAAACCAAATCCAAGATGTTCAAGCAATATACCATTAAGAATCTGGACACCCCTACCCAAGCAGCGTTTCAGGTCAAAGTACATGATTCATTCTTTACTGGGACCGAAAAGCCAAATTGGAAGACTCTTACTGGATCTCAAGAATTTGATTTTGGATTCTGTATTACAGCGCACAAATCACAAGGTTCACAGTGGGATTCAGTACTGGTATTTGATGAAAGTTATTGCTTCAGAGACGACAAGTTCAGATGGCTATATACTGCTATTACTCGGGCATCTGAGCGTGTTACTATCTATCGTTGACTCTATACATTGTAGATCCGATATGATCACATCTAATAGAGCTATCGGCCCATATTTTAAATCCTTGATCGAGTGCCTTTTCACAAAAATATATGTCCTCACTTATAGTATTTTCTGAAGTCAATGCACTCTTATATAGATAATGTGGATACTTTATAAGTTGAAAGACCTTTGATTTTATCAGACAGCATCCCATCCCACATCCTACTATTTCAAACTGCGTATCCTTGGGTAATTCATCAAGGTGGATGTTAATGGATCCGCCAGTCTGAGTTCTCTTATATATCTCCAATGTGTGAGTATTTGGTATTCGTTGTATATACAATCCGGATATGATGTCTTTGTCTGCTGAGATCATTTTGGTCAGACAGTCCTTTGGTAATACAATGTCAGAATCAACTGACAACAAATAATCATAATCCAACGACCATTTGGCAATTAGATTTCTAATTTGGTCAATCTGATATCCATGAAAAAATTGAAAGTCAGTTGAGTATCCATCTGGAATTTCCAGATCATATATTGATTTCATAGTTTCAGGCTCAATATATCTATTAGTGGGGATTGCTATCAATATGGTTTTTTTCTTCGTAGTGGGCTGATATGATGTCATTGCGTTTTTATTTTGCTCCTGGCCATTTATTTTATAATCATTAATGGGATTGATGTCATTGTATATACATACTATTTCTTTATTGCAGTATATTTTGTCAGTTGGTACTTGTTCGATTAATTCATAGAACAATGGGTTATCTGCTCCCGACTGCATATATTCTCCTGACTCAGTCATGAATTTTACATGATCCAAGGTTTGAAAATACTTGGCAATACATGTCCTCAAGTGAGTGTAAGGTATTTTCCAATTGAAAAGATGTGCTCTATATGTTTTATTCTGCTTAACTTCGTCTGGGTATTCTTGTGCAACCAATGGGATCTGGTCTGCAAGACTAAACATACTGCCATAAGTGTATTCATATCCTTGATCACATAGATCATTATAATAATGAAATAATGTGTTATTGTTGACCAGCCAGTCGTCCCCATCCAATAACATCACCAGAGTATCTTCAGTCGTTCTCCCACTTGACACCATGCGGTTTACAGTGATCAATTGATTGTAAACTGCTCCTTGCCTTTTATTATTTTTAATCAATATGAATTTATTTTGTATTTCTTTGGGCAGAGCGGCGATGGTGTCTTTGGCGATGATCCACCCTTCATCAGTGGAATTGTCGTCTATCAATACATGTTGGTAAGATTCATAATTCTGTTGGGCAACTGACAGGATATTCTTTTGGATGAAATCGGCTGCATTATAGAAGGGGCTTATCACCAGCAGAGGCTTCTCAGAAACGTATGAGTGGTATTTTGTGTACGCGGGCATAGTATTACATCTACCGAACACGCGGGCCACTTTATCGTTAATCTTAGATACTGTTCGATACTCTGCCCTTGACAAGAATTCTCCCATGATGCCATATATGAATTGTTTCCATTGCAGTGCAACGGTGTCCCACGTGGTAATATCATGAACAACTGAGCAATAATTTTGCTTTTGTTGATGTAAATATGGGGTATGATATGCAGTTATGACTTGCTCAACAAATTTAGCTACCTGTTCATCATGGTCAATGTCAGGGAATAAAGAATTTGGTTCAATTGCATAATTGATTTTATAACATGCCATGTCAACTGCGGTTTCTTCCAGTGCACCAAATCTAGTCGTGACAATTGGAGTATTGTACAATAATGATTCAAGACTTGATATTCCAAACGTTTCTGGAAATGCACATGGATACAGCATCATGTTGGCCTTGGCTAAAATTTTAGCCACTTGTTGCTGTGAGATAATCCCAGTAAATTCAATACCAGACTGGGCAATATCCGCTGCGTTCATGAGTTCACGAACTATTTGCTCTTGTGCATCTGGGCCGGTGGGAAATTCATAGTACCCTCCCAATATTAATAATCGTGCCTCTGGTATCTGTTTTTTAATTTCTGGCCAAATTTTGTGTACCAGAGGGATCATTCCCTTGGTGGCGCTGGAATTATACACAAATAGATTGGGGTCCTTGTCTGCAATGCGTACATCATTTAGATACTTGACTGCTCCATTCCTCGTTTGAAATATGGATTTCTTCAAGACTTCATAATTTCTACGTGGGCCTTTGTGATTTGCGTTCAAAATATATGAAGTGTGCCAGTCCGAAAGGGTAAGTACATGATCAATTGTGCCATCCACAATCAACTGTTCCATTAAATGGTCACCTTGAATAAACGTGTCATGTAACCATAACATTCTTTTGGTTGCAAACTTTACAAAAGGATGAGAATCAGTAATAAACGGAATTACAGTCCTTGATACAACCACTACGTCATATATCTCATTGTGTTCTGTTGCCTGTGAGTTGTCTATATATTCAACTCCAGAGTATGTGCCGGGTGAACAGTCTTCACCGGATTGGCAATTATTGAAGACTGTGACCTCAAACCCTTGCTTGTATAACTCATTCGCCATGAGAATTACTGCTGATTCTGATCCGCCCAGCCCACGTGTCTTTAGGGTGTAGCCGTCATATGACAGTCCCATGGTGTCTATTATTGCGATTTTCATTGATTTTCCTATGAGTTCAATTAATTCAAATTGAGTATTGAGTTCATACTGATAGTTATCATGGAAAATAATGATCTTTTCAACAGTTTGAATTATTTTCTTGACTATTAATTAGATATATAGTAGAGTAATAATTAAGCTTGATATCGGAACACGCTGTTCACTAATGTGTGATTGTCTCCGAAGACAGCAATGAAACGTGCAGGTATACATTTGTACCGACTTTCAATCAAAAAACAGAACATAAAGGTTGATGCGCCGATTATAGTTATGCATCGTCAAAGACCACGGCAATAAGGTGGCAACTGGGCAATTCTCACTATCTGTTTGTGAGGCTACGGAGACTATCCTTAACAGGACGCCGATCAGGGTAATGCCTGGTTTCTCCCTAGCATAAAGAATCCTGATTGTTTATCCCAGAGAGATGCTATAGCTGTGTCACTTGTTATTAAGGATATTCAATTGGACGGTGAGTGGTTTTCTTCATGCTAGATGATCGAAGAAAACAATTGATACAGAGGAGGTTTTTCACTCGCCAAGAAGCATTTGAGTCCTATGAGATGATACAGTCACCTGAAAATCATCCTTAAAAATCGTAGCGGCAGGGTAAGGTACAGAGCCCAAGGACAACGCTTGAAAGACCGCTGATAGAGTGACGACGCGCACCTCACATGAAGATACGCATAATCATTGAGTCATCCACCTGTTATAGGGTGACTCATGACTCGACACTCTACATGAAGACCTAAGAATTAGTACAATAGATTATATAATAATTAAACTTTAAAACCGTAATACTAAATGAAATGAATATATACAATAGAACGATTACTGAAGCAGAGCGAAGGTAATAGGTGATAGCAGTATATATGAAGTGGCTTGAAAGCCACAAAAGACTAGATGACTATACTATATAATGAACGTCTATGTCCAACCAATATTCAAAACACACTCGTGAATAAAACTTGAATTCATTCGCATATGAATGTAAACTCATGACTAACAAGGAAAATATATGAAATTATTAATAATAGGCCATGGTAGACATGGCAAGGACACTGTATGTGATATTCTAGCTGACAAGTACCACATGTCATTTCAGTCGTCGAGTGCATTCTGTGCTGAGCATGTGGTATTCCCAGTGCTAAGTGAATTATATGGGTATTCAAACTTCATGCAATGTTTTGATGATAGGCACAACCATAGAACAGAATGGTTCAATCTCATTAGTGAATATTGTGAAATTGATGGTGCTAGGTTGGGCAGAGAGATATTTTCAGAATATGACATCTACGGTGGTCTTCGTAATCCCAGAGAATTTGCGGCCATGAAAGAACAAAAGGTATTTGATTGGTGCGTCTGGGTGGATAGAAGTCACCATTTGCCTCCTGAGCCATTTGCAAGTATGGGCTTGACAGTTGATCATGCAGACTATATTGTCAATAACAATGGTTCACTGAGTGACTTGGCAATACAAGTGGACAATCTAATGAAGGAACTGAACAGTGTCTAAATCAATATGGGTGATATCAGATACTCATTTCAATCATGCATCTATGCTAAAGTTTACTGATCGAACTACTAGGCAGATGATACGTGGTTGTAAATTTTCATCAGTTGAAGAAATGAACGAACACATGATTGAACGCTGGAATTCAGTCGTCAAACAGGGCGATACTGTATATCACTTGGGAGATGTAGTCATGGGAGCCAATTCAGAAAATTGGATGAAACTCAATTGGGGTAGATTGAATGGCAGTAAGAGATTGATTGTGGGCAACCATGACGATGTCAAGATGCTTTCCACGGGAGGATGGTTCAAGAAAGTATCAATGTGGCGAATGTTCCCAGAGTTTTCCTGTGTATTGACACATGCGCCAATTCATGCTAGTGGATTGCTCAAACAGCCCAGGGGATCAACTGCTGTTTGGCCAGACGATACTGATGTTTTGATGAATGTTCATGGCCATATCCATCAAAACAAATCACCTCAGGGACCATATATGAATGTTTCTGTTGAAATGATTGATTATACTCCAGTGAATATGGAAGATATTGCAGTTATTGCTGGAAATTATGCAGAGAATTCTTGGCCAGTTGACAAATATAGAGTGCTTCCTGAAATGTTTTCAGTTGACAATGCATAACTTACTTGTCTTTCTTTTATTATAATGTGTCATACCTGCCACAAAACCAGATGGAGGGCTTTCGGATTTTAATATTTTTATATTTGTTACGCCGTCAGTATAACATTTCTTCGGAAGAGTGGTTAATGTACGTCCCGGCCAAAATCCCGACGGGGGAGAATCATTCTCCCAAACCGTTTTATTAGTTATACCGTTAGTATATATTTTACGGTTACGTGATGGTAATTTACCTTTAATGAATCCATTGGGGACTGTGTCCCCAATGGATATCAATTTGTTAATCTTATTGTTGTTGTAATATGCTGTACGTTTGTTAACTTGGTACTTTAACTCCCCAGTATTCAGTCTAGTATCATCTGGATACACTAAAACGATATTACCATAATTATCTTCTGCTTTTTTCATACCACGCATCCATGGTACCAGTTCTCCTGAAATATATCTAATATCCATTTTATTGACGTAAAATTTATCATTATTTCGTCTATCCGAATATTTCACTAACACAAGTCCAGACGTAATTCCCTTGAGCTCCCCAGATAGATATTTTTCGTCAGTTACTGAAACTCGTTGCGTTCTACCGTCTTTATCTTTTACAACCACCATCCCGCTTGTGAATTGTTTGAACTCTCCACTAAGTATACGTGAGTCATACTTGGACACATAATGTGAGTGTCCTTTCGAATCGAATACGGTGTTCATTCCAGTGGTCACCCCAACTAGTTCCCCACTAATAAACCGATCGTCGTCTTTGTTAATTTGAAATGTATTTCCATCTTTATCTTTTACGGATATTTTATTTGCCGAAAAGGATGTATACCCTAAATTTATTGCTTCTTCTCTAGTTGTATAGACATAGTTATCACTTGCGTCTAGGTACTGTGATTTGGTTTTGTTTAGACTTTCCAGCTCACCGGTATTCCATCTAATATCATGTACATCAAAAACTGAAGTTTCACCCGTCTCGATAATGCGCCCGGGTTTTTTCCCTTTAGTGGCACCTGTCAGTTTACCAGAAACATAATCTGGATTGGTTGTTGCAACTTGGAAAGTAAAGCCAAATGAGTCAATGACTGTTGCTTTTCCCGTATTGTCAAAAAATTTCCAGTCATTGTCATGGTTATTATAGAATTTATCATTCTGAGCCGCCTTGACTTTAGTTAAAAACTTCTTTTCATAGTCATATGTATCATTTGCAGTGTCAAAGATTTTAATTTTTCTAATCAAAAATGTTACTAAACCATGTGAATTAATTATCGATTTAATAACTTTGGAACTTGTCTGATACCCATTAATAGTCATAAGTGTTGATGGTGTTGCTAATTTAGCCCATTGTGCGCCGGCATAATATATGCCGTTCCGTTTGTCCTGAATAATATAAAAATATGGCGAATAAATAGTCATGTTGGGATCCTTTTCTCCTAATGTAGTTGGGAAGATTTCCACAATTCCGCGAACTACGTTTATTTATTATTCTAGTTGACAGTTAGATACTATTACAATATCATAAGAAAAATTTAAGGAACTAAGATGCTCGAAGAATTTAAGATACTATCACCAAGGGACCACGTACGACAACGAATGGGGTTGTATTTGGGATCAAGTTCCATGGAATCAGTAGAGAGATTCGTACGAGGAAAATGGGAAACAACCAAGTATGTGCCTGCCTTGAACAAAATAATTGATGAAATATTGGATAATTCAATTGACGAAGCCATACGAACTGAATTCAAGCATGCCAATAAAATTGACGTATCTATCTCAGGTGAATGGGTTACAGTTACTGATAATGGCCGAGGCATACCTCAGGACGAAATATATGACTCTGCTTCGGACGAGTATATCAAACGACCTGTTGCTGCATGGACTAGAGTAAATGCGGGTACCAGCTTCACTGAGGACCGTGTTTCAATCGGTGCGAATGGAGTTGGATCGTCATGTGTGAATTTCGTAAGTTCTGAATTCCAAGGCGAAACATGGTGTAAAGGTACCATGGTGAAAGTTTATTGCACTGATGGTGGCCTTGAAGTCAAAGTCATTGAAATGCCCCGGTCAGGATCAGGTACCAAAGTATCATTTACTCCAGACTTTGAATTGTTTGAAACTGATAGTCTTGTCAAACATGACATTTGGAATTTAGTCGAAGATCGCGTCATGAGTTTACAACTGGCATTTCCGGAAATTACATTCAGTTTAAATGGCAAACGAGTACAAGTGAATACTTTGAAAAAGTATTCAGAGTTGTTTAGAAACAATGAAAATGATTCTGTGGTCGTGGCACAAACTGACACGGTGTCATATTTCATTACTTCATCTGAGGATGGATTTAGAAGTAACAGTTTTGTAAATGGAGTTAATACTCGACAAGGTGGTACATATGTGGACTGGATGACAAATTCCTTAGTGGATGAACTCACCAGCATGATCAAACGAAAATTCAAGATTGAAGTTACCAAGAGCACCATCAAGAGTGGCCTGACCTTTGTGCTGTTTTCCAGAAACTTTACAAATCCAAAGTTTGACAGTCAGACCAAAGAACGTTTGACTAACACGGTGGGAGCAGTCAAGGAGCATTATGAGTCATCCGGTGCCATGGACTTTGTGACAATGGGCCGCAAGATCATGGCATCCGAAGATATCATTGGCCCCATTGTGGAGGCACAACTTGCAAAGAAGTTGGCAGCAGATAAACGAGCAGCAACATTGGCTCAGAAGAAACTCAAGAAAGTCAAAGTGCCCAAGCATGTTGCTGCCAATGGCAAAAATGCCACATGTATGTTAGTCGAGGGGGATTCAGCTATTTCTTCATTTTTAGAAGTAAGAAACAAAGATATGTTGGGGGGCTATCCTCTTCGTGGCGTAGTGATGAACACATGGGATATGAAACCAGCCGACGTACTAAAGAACAAAGAACTGAGTGAATTAGTGTCAGTATTAAATCTTGACATAACCCATCCAGACAGCTACAAAGACATGTCGTACCAAGACGTGGCAATTTTTGCGGACCCAGATCATGATGGTGGCGGCCATATTTGTCCACTACTTATTGCATTCTTTTATAAATTCTGGCCTGGATTGATCCTGGATGGTAGGATAAAGATAACTCGGACTCCGATTATGATATCCACTAATGGTAAGAACACAGAATGGTTTTACACTTACAATGATGCACAAGCATTCAAGGCAACATCAAAAGGATATAGTCACAGATACATCAAGGGACTGGCCAGTCTAGTCAATGATGAATATGAAAAAATAATTAATAATCCAATCAATGATGTAGTCAACATGGATGATGCACAATGCTTTCAAATTATGTTTGGCAATGATCCAGAACTCAGGAAAGAATACCTAACATGAAATATCAAGAAACCTCGCGGCCCTACAAACTATCCGATTTGACTAATAATGAATGGCGAGAATTTGCATTATACACTATTGCTCATCGAGCCATACCAAATATGTACGATTCACTGAAACCAGTACAGCGATTCTATTTATATTCATCATTGATTAGCTCAATGAAAGAATTCAAGAAAGTGTCGAGTATATCAGGTTCACTCAGTAACCATGGTTATAACCATGCTGAAGCAAGTGGGGCGTCTGCTGGTAAACTCATGGCGGCAAAATGGTATAATAATATTTGCCTAGTCGAAGGCAGAGGGGCATTTGGTACTAGGCTCATTCAATCCCAAGGCGCGGATCGTTATGTGTATACCAGAGTTCATCCAAATTTCAACAAATACGTCAAGGATTTGGATCTTAGTCCAACGCACTCTGATCCGGAGCATGAACCTCCTGCATTCTATTTGCCTGTTATTCCACTTGTTCTTGTAAATGGCACCAAGGGTATTGCCACGGGGTTTGCCACAAATATTCTACCCCGTAGTGTCAAGCATATTGTTGCGGCATGTGAAGAATATGTGAAGACAGGCAAAATTAATCAATCATTACCAATTAGTTTTCCTGAGTTCTCGGGAACTACGGTATATGATGTAGAAGCTGATCGTTACGTTTCAGAAGGAATTTATACACGACCATCAAAAACCAGGATTGTAATTGAGGAGGTACCATATGGGTTTGACCGAGAAGGGTATATCAAGATTTTAGACAAGCTGGAAGATGCGGGTGAGATCGTTGGGTATGATGACTTGTGTGACAGTAATGGGTTTGGGTTTGATGTCAAACTCAAAAATGTAAACTCATCCTGGAAGCATGAAGACATCATAAAGCATTTCAAGCTTACCAAGACACACAGTGAAAACTTGAATGTAATTGATGAGAATAACAAGCTTAGATCATATTCTGATGCCCGAGACTTGGTCAAGGATTTCTGCAATTTTAGAAATGGTATTTTGCAAAAACGTATCGACTTACGGATCAAAGAATTACTGGAAGAAGTCAGATGGCTAACAGTTAAAATGCAATTTATTCAGGCAGTAATTGATAACAAAATTATTTTCAAGAATAAAAAGAAACAGTTGGTAGTGGATCAGATCATTGCAGTCACTGATGCAATTGATGCGGATTGTGACCGATTGTTGAGAATTAACATCATGAGCTTGACTGATGAAATGGTAAAAGATCTCATGGCTCAGCAAAAAACCGCAGGCCAGAGTCTGTTGTTTTGGCAAGCAACCACAGTAAAGGCACAATTCCTTTCAGACCTCAAAGAAATAAAATAACACTTGCGGGTTGATCAAAAATCAACTAAAGTAACTTTACATTGTAATTTAGGAGAACTTCAATGGCCAAAGGTAAATCATCCAGTGCAAAAGGTATTCAGTCAGCTGGTATCCATCGCGCAGTATCTCGCGCGACTACTCAATTGATCCGAAAAGGATATCGCGCCAGCGGTGAACGAGTCACTAACCAACGTAATGCGTTTGACTCTGGAAAGCGTGTCATGGTAACCATTCCAAATCCAAATCCCAATGAGACTAATAAATTGTTCATTCGGGTGTCGGCCAAGGACGCAAACTGGAAGCCCAAAGAATTCAAGAAAGGTGCCTAAGGCAAAGGCATCTAAATCCATTAGATTACAGCAAGCCAGAGCAGAACAGGTGCTCTGGCTTGCTAGATATGGGATTGATGGGACTAAAAAACCAAAAATAAAATCTCAGGTAAATTCATTGCCCAATCTCAAAGTCAAATCAAATGGTGTGGACATGGGTAATCAAGTTGCCACTCATGGTATTGCAAAATGTATAAATAGATATACAGGCGACGAACTTATGGGAATAGGCCTGGTCCATAAAAGTGGATATGCTCCCATTAGAAAAGATAACCCCCAGTCAGCTAAAGATTTGGCCAATATGCGCCGATCAACATAACAAGGAATTTACATGACAACTCATGCCATGATTGACTTAGAGACTCTCTGTACTCTGCCAACGGCTCAAGTCTTGACTATTGGTGCAGTAAAATTTGACCCAAATTCGCCGACGGCTCCTCACAGTGATTATTACCATAGAATTAATATTGATGAACAGGACGCCAAGGGCCGGACGATATCCCAGAGCACTCTAGATGAGTTCTGGGCAGTACAATCACCTGAAATTGTAGAAGAAGCTTTCTCAGATAAAGATAGACAGACTGTGGAATCCGTGCTACTATCACTAAGAAAGTGGTTAGTGGGTGTGGATAATATCTGGTGTCAAGGATCATTTGATAATGTAATCCTTGAGGATATGTATCGACAGTGGAATATTCCCATCCCATGGGCATTTTGGCAAATTGACAACTGTCGATCAGTATTCAAGGTTATGCCCAGTGATCCACGTAAAAAGTACACTTTCGCCGCCCACAATGCACTCGAAGATGCAAAAGTTCAGGCTCGGGCATTACAAGATACACTCAAGCACCTAGGTGTAAAATTAAAATAGGAATTATATGAAATATCAAGAAAGCGTAAATCGTTGGCTCATTGAGTGTTTTGGTGAGAAAATTGCCCGAGACAAAGTTGAACGTAATCATAGGTTCATGGAAGAGAGTTTGGAACTAGTGCAGTCCACTGGATGCACCAAAGAAGAAGTTCTCCTACTAGTTGACTATGTATTTTCCAGAGAAATTGGCGAAATTGAACAGGAAGTTGGTGGTGTAATGAACACATTAGCTGCTCTATGTTTGTCCCAAGGCATTGACATGCAACATGCAGGCGATATTGAATTGGAAAGATGTTTTATGAACGTTGAAAAAATCCGAATCAAACAGGCAAATAAGCCAAAATTTTCACCACTACCACAATAAGGAAAAATTACATATGATCAATCAACCTGTTGCATACAAATATGTTTCAACAAAAGAATACGTGGATGCCTTTCCATGTGCATATCGCCAATGGCGTGCAGACAGTCATTGTAACAAAAATCATGGATATTCCTTTTCCATGAAGTTTTATTTTGGCACTGACAGTTTGGATGCACGAAACTGGGCTGCTGATTATGGGGGACTTCGTGAACTCAAGAAGATACTCGAAGATCAATTTGATCATACTACATTAGTGGCCGAGGATGACCCGGAACTTGAATTCTACAAGGAAATGCAAAATCGAAAACTGGCCAAACTCACAATTCTACCAAGCCTAGGATGTGAGTCACTTGCTGATCAATTGTACAAATATGTGAATGGGGTTTATATCCCTGATCTTTGGGGCCAATCTGAATCAGATAGAATATGGTGCTTCAAAGTGGAAGTCAGGGAAACACAGGCCAATATGGCATATCGAGCCGGCCACCGCGAGTGGAATGAAAATCTTTTCGAATAATAAACAAAGGAAAACAAATGACAACCAACAATGAAAAATTTCTAAACGACTATTCTGAATTTGTGGAATCAGTTATGAGCGCCACTAGTCTGGACACTGAGGTCTATATTGATAGACTTCGCGAACTCATGGGAACAGGCATTGAGCCCAGTCTTTTGCAAACCGGCGCAATTGGCCTAGCTGGCGAAAGTGGCGAATTCAATGATCTTGTAAAAAAGATCATGTTTCAAGGTAAACCAATTACTGACGAGACACGCACCCATCTGGAAAAAGAACTTGGAGACATTTTCTTTTATTGGACAACTGCCTGTATGGCTCTGAGCGTGGATCCCTATGCTGTGATAGCCAAGAATCAATTCAAGCTCAGCAACCGCTATCCAGAAGGTTTCAGCACTACACGTTCTGAGAATAAGCCTGCGACAGATGTCTGATGAAATAACAGATGTCAATGAAATCAATGCATATTTGACCAAAATCTTCACTAAGAAAGAAGAGGCTGAAAAGCGTAGATTGCAGGCATACAGTATGGGACTAAGTAGGGGCATCACTAGTCAATTGGACAATATCATTGAGGCCATGGAATATGACATTCTTTACTATAATGCCAAGAAATCACTGATCAATGAGCAGAATGGTGAAGACGATGACGACGAGGGATTGATTGTCTAATTTATGCCCACACGAAACTCAAATCATCAAGTTGTAATAACTGAAGAAGATGCAATAAGGGCGTTATTATCTGACATGCGACTACATGAAATTGTTACGATTGATAAAAATTGGGCGGAAAAATATAATCAAACCAGCAGGTTGTTCGATCTGCATGACCCGCTGGTTTATACTGAATCAGATGAAAACAGTGATTTTTTAGATTCATGTGTAAATGAATGGCATATTCCAACGGAATATCAAGTACTCGATGTTCATGAATATATACTTGATAAATGTAACACATCTTCACAAATTGACAGAGTAACATATGAACTTGGTGAGTTTGAGTCTAGAAAAATGATGCCAGTGTTGAAATTTATGATTTATTTTGTTGCAAATATGCGCAAAAATAATATAGTATGGGGAGTAGGCAGAGGATCCAGCGTGGCCAGTTATGTACTCTACTTGATTGGCATTCACAAAATCGATTCACTAAAATATAATTTGGACGTAGGAGAATTTTTAAGATGACTGTGATTAAAACTGCCATGGGCAAAACACTTGACATGGATGCATTGCGACGACAACATGAAGAAATAGAAGCAGTGGGCAATGTCAAAATGAACTCGCGCGGCGACCGACTGGATTCACAAGGAGACGTGAAATATACAGTACAGGAAGTTGTCAGAGAACAAGCCACAATACCAAACCAACCACGGCAGGCCAAAATGAGCGATACTGTTACCCCGTCTAAGACAGGCAAAAAATTAAAGAAAACATCACATGAGGTTTCGCGGAATCCCGTCTTCAATGATGAAGGCAAGACCGTATCGGAAGAAATTGAATACAGTGATGGCAGCATGGAAGTGATTGACGTACTACCAGACGCTGATATAGGAGAGTAAAATGAGAACACTAACAGCAATCCGCGATAAAGTCATTGGTAAAATGATAGACGGCTTTGGAATTAAAAAGACATCAGGTGGACTGATTGTCAATGAACACGACGGCACTGAAGAAGCCATCCGCGCCAGATGGTTTGAAATTACCCACACGGGACCTGACGTCATTGATATTGTAGTGGGTGACTGGGTATATGTCTCCCATGGCCGCTGGAGCCGAGGATTCCCAATTGATAAATCAGATGATACCAAGTATTATCACTTGGACAATGATGAAATTCTATGTAAATCAGATGAATACCCAATTGTAAAGGACTAAGAATGACCATTCAGAAACTTTGGTTTGAAAAATACCGACCAAAAGCAATCACAGAATACGTATTCAAAAATTCAGCATTAAAAAACCAAGTTGATAGATGGATTGCTGACAAGGATATGTCGGGCCATCTACTGTTAGCAGGCCCTCCCGGTACTGGCAAAACCAGTCTGGCCAAAGTTTTAATGAATGAGTTTGAAGTTGAAGAAGCGGATAGACTATATATCAACGCCTCCAGGGATAATGGCGTTGATCTATTCCGTAAAAAAGTGCAATCATTTTGTGAAACTATGCCATGGGGTGATTACAAGGTTGTTCTACTCGACGAAAGTGACCACCTCAGTAAGGAAGCACAGGCTGCGTTTCGAGGAGTCATGGAACAATATGCAGCAGGCGTGAGATTTATCATGACATGTAATTACCCAAACATGATGATTCCTGCAATCCATAGTCGAAGTCAAGTAGTATACCTTGATCAACTGGACATGACAGATTTCACCGTGAGATTGGCCGAGATTCTAATGGCAGAGTCAGTTGAATTTGAAATTGAAACGTTGGATTCTTTCACCAAGGCGTCATACCCTGATCTCCGAAAAGCCATTAACAATATTCAATTGCATTCCACTTCTGGTAAATTAAAATTGCCAGAACAGGATGATTCATCAAGTGACTGGCGATTGACAATGATTGCATTATTCAGAGAAGGCAAGATGACTGAGGCCAGAAAATTTATTACCAAAACCATTAGGCCAGATGAATATATCGACACATTTACATTCTTATATAATAATTTAGAATTCTATGGGTCAACCCAGGATCAACAAGACGAAGCAGTTTTAGTGATCAGGAATGGACTTGTAAAACATTCACAATGTGCTGACCCTGAAATCAACTTGTCAGCTACTCTAATTGAACTCGAAAGGATTACCTAATCATGCAAACCCCTGTCATTACTTATAATGTATTGCCGAGAGAATTTAAGAAAACGTTCACTGTACTTGCTCATGAATATAGACTGGATTCAAAAATAATTGGGTACCTTGATCAATTGCAGTCCAGTTCTCTGAATGATTCACTGGATCTAGAGATTGATGTACGGGCAGACGGTGAGCCTGATAATGATGTAATTATAAAACTCATCAGTATAACATCACAGAAGGTTATCAAATATATATCACCGCCGACGACTTCCCCCCAGGTTACTGTATTACCTTCACAGGCACCGGCACAGTATCAAATGGTTGAAAAAATCGAGACTCAACATGTTGATACAGTGACTGCTAAAATTTTCGTTTCGTACTCTTTCCTAAGTAACAGATACATGCATCCAGATTTCTATGTTCGATCATGGGATCTGTTGGCCAGACACATTGCAGCAGGCATTTATCTTGAATATTCAAATTTTTGCGATGAATATGATTTGACTGGAGTACACGAATTCTATCATAACGGTAAATGGTTGAATAATGAAGAGTATAGGACCGAAATGATTGCACAAGAAACCAATCGTATTATATATGAATCTGACTTGGTTTTAGTTACATGAATCTATTTAGTGGAATTGACTTGCATATTGTTGTAAATGATCATAAACTAACAGATGACATAACGGTAACACATGGATCTCCTGCTACGAACGGACGTATTATGTACCTTACACAAATTGATTATGATAAATTGAAAGAACAAAGTAATGACATCACAAGAAACAAATGAAGCCAAGAGAAATATTGAAACTGGTTATTATATTATACGAGTCCCATTTCCAGACGAGGGACTGTGGACATATCTCACTGTTACCAGCCATTCTGGCGAAATGTTGTTGCGTAAGTTTTATGACATTACAATGGCGAATAAAATAGCCGCACAATATACAGGCGCCCAAGTGATATTTAAAGAATTATGAGGATCAATTTCTCAATTCTTAATAAAATAGATGAAACTGCACCTGTGACAATTACCCGCACAGAGTATAATGAATACCAATGTATGAAAACAACTAGAGACCGAGAAACTGCTAGAATTCGAGAATATATTCTTATCAAGTCTGTTTGTTCATCTTGCGGTGTACAAAGCATGGATATTTATCCCGATTTGGGCAATATGTGTAGTGGCACTTGGTGCGAAGGCAGTATGATTTCACTAAAAAATTAAAGGAATAAGGTAATGGCAAGTAGACTTCAAATGATGAACAAGAAAGGACTTGTTCATCCACCAAGATGGTTACCACAAAATGTACATTACGAAGTAATCACGGGATCGGTGAGTTACGGTGCCTCGAATGATTCATCTGATATGGACATTGTGGGAGTTGTTATCCCGCCCAAAGAAGACATATTCCCCCACTTGAAGGGTGAAATTCCAGGATTCGGTAGGCAAATCAAGAAGTTTGAACAATATCAGGAACACCACATCAATGACAACGATACTGGCAAGGAATATGACTTTACGTTTTATTCTATTGTCAAATTCTTTAACCTTGCAATGGAAAACAATCCAAATATTGTTGATATTTTGTTTACCCCACAACAATGTGTTCTTTTTGCATCTCAGGTTGGCCAAATAATCAGAGACAACCGAAAGATCTTCCTCCACAAAGGCTCATATCAGAAACTGAGAGGGTATTCCTATGCCCAATTACATAAGATTGGCACCAAATCCATCCCCATGCCCGACAATATATCAGAAATTCTTTCTAAAATCGACAAAAATGATCTTAAATTGATCGATCAAGAAAAGATTAGAAGGGTATCTGAACAACAGTAGTCTACATTCTTAAAGGCTTTGTCTTCCCCAGCCGCCAACCATCAGTGAGATACTCATCTACTTTTTCTGGTTGTACTCTTTTATTTTTGCCATCTTTCGTGATGGTTATAATACCCTTGCAATTGGATCCAACAGTCCAACCATCAGTGAGATACTCATCTACTTTTTCTGGTTGTACTCTTTTATTTTTGCCATCTTTCGTGATGGTTATAATACCCTTAAAGCATTCACTTCTAAGCTTCCTTAATTCTGGATTATTAATATATGATTGCTTAACTGATTCACTCGAAGACAGTGCCCGCTCTCTTTTTTCTTTGTCGGTCAACCCATCCCATGAATCTTTTCCTTTTTGTGATCTTTCTTCTCTTTGGGACTCGGTTATATTTTTCTCTTCTTCAATACGACGAAGACTGGTGTTTTTCGAATGAGATTGTAGTTTCGGAGATGTTTTCCATGATTCTTGTTTTTTCTGCTTCATGGCTTTTCTAAATTCGTTATCCCAGTTCTCGGATATAGTCTTTAGTCTCTTATCATTTATTTCTGGTTGTTTATTTTTAATTATTGACTTCCAGTATTCAGTTTGAGAGATGTTTGTTATTCCATCACCATATAAAAGCTCAGTTATAAATTTATTTTTGTCAGAATCAAAAATGAAATCGTTGTTATGCATATTATAAAAATCAATATTCTTCCTGGCATTCACTTTTTTTAGAAATCTTGTTTCATAGTCGACCGCGGCTCGACCATCTTCGAATATTTTAATTTTTCTAATCTTGAATGAGTCAATTCCGTTTTTCTTGATTATATTTTTGATAGTATTAGATGATGTATTATACCCATCTAATTTTAATAATTCCTCCGGATCGCAGTCCTTGATCCATCTTGCTCCGGCATAATACATGCCGTTGCTGGTATCTTGTAAGATATAGAAATATGGGGCATAAATATACATATGCTGTGTTCCTTTTGCAAAATTTAAACATAGAGTGGGCAGGTTTCGACCAAGTCACCGTGGCCCACAATGTAATTCTATTTACCAAATAGAATTCAGTATACACTCATTGATATATGTGTTACAATAAGCTATATTAAAATCAATGAGGCTCTAATGAAAAGTACATTATCAAATTTATCAGACTCTGAACTAACAGAACTATCTAATTGGTACGAGTCATTGACTAAACGCAATAAGGACATTCTAGTACATTCTTATTCAACCAAATTTGGGATGCATGTTGTCAGGCTGTTATTGCAATGTGAGCAGATTCTAACTGAACACGATCTCAATCTTCAGAGAAATGGCGGGATACTCAAGGCAATCCGCAGGGGAGAGTGGAGTGAAGTCAAGCTGCGTTCATGGTTTGATGAAAAAGAAAAACACCTCGAGGAACTGTATGTGAAATCCACTCTTAGACATTCTCCAGATGAGGATGCGATCAAAATACTTCTTTTAAATTGCCTTGAGCACCATTATGGTGACCTGTCAACGGCAGTAAAAAAAGAACACTCAACTGTTGACAAGTTAGTGGAAGAATTGTATGCTGTACTGAACAAGAACGGATATTAATTATGCTGTCAATGCGATCAAAGGTATATTCAGTTGGCACTGTGAATAACGTTTTCAATCGAAATAAAATTACCATGATTGACGACGACGGCATCGAGTGGCATCGATATGATAGACTGAGTCTAGAATACTATATCGTCGAATGGCGGGTCATTGGACTAGTACAATATCATGTCACTGGCGAATTAGTTGAATTTGCAGACCAGGTGGTTGATGGTGAAATTTGTTATCACCTTCGCTGCACTGACACAGGAGCTGATGAACGATATTATTCTACATACGATGACGACATATATATGACACGCGCGGATGCACTAGTAGAAATCAAGGAGAGACAAGATGCAGAAGCCTGATAACTGGGTTGTACTTAAACTAGAGCACGAGTCTGGTAATATTACTTATAAAATTCTGGCAGGCTGGAGTGGCGGGTATACTCAAGGCAGTTCATGGTCTATGAACAGTGGAATTGTAAAAATAACAGACCATATCACCCACTGGGATTTTCATGGAACATCAGGGTCTACGTATTCATGCAGTAAACAATCATATGGTCTGCGTATGAATAACGCATATGTGTGGCATCGACTGAAAGAAATGCATGGTGATAAGGTTCACATGATGGACGAACACACCGACTGGCAGACAATAGTATGGGAAGAGGAACATGATTAAATTCTTCAAAAGACACAGGATTAATTATTGGAGTTGCACTGATTTTGCAGATTGGATAAGAGGATCTGGCAAATTACCATATGGCACTGCGGATGAGTGGAAATCTTGGCATGAGGACGCCAAAATTAAATCCATTCGTTATTGGATTGCAGAAGATTTACTTGACATATTGCAGGGAATCTGGTTGTTTATTCCTGATATCTCACATAGTATAATTTATTACATCAGGAATCGTTGGATGGACCAAACCAACGCATTAGTTGCACATTCCAAGCATATCAAATCAGGGGACTGGTGTGACCTTGATCATAGAATCCTTTACTGTTTATTTGATGAATTAGTTGACTTTGTTGAGATTGAAAAAGCCCTATCAAATGTAAGGTCTGGTGATGTTGTCAGACCCAAGTTCTGGCAGAGTGGTAAATGGCGACTTGGAAACTGGCGAGATGCTGAATTGGGCAAGGATCATCTTAACTGGGAAGTTAATCTTATTATGGACGAGGATTATACTAGTGATCCAGAGCAATATGGAACCCCCACACTGCAATCAATTTCGGCATCTGAAATACTTGCACTATATGAATGGTGGACAGTGACCTATCCCAACCGCATTGATGCATATGATAAATCTGGATGGAGTGCCTATTGTGATGACAAGACTGCCCGAGGTATAGGATTTATGGAAACTGACCCCATGGAAGACCGAGAAAAAACGGCAGTAATACTAAAAACATCAAATGAAATTGATGCAGAATACGATCAAGAAGACGAAGACATGCTAATACGTTTAATCAAAATAAGGAAAAGTCTATGGACATGAAAATTTCAAAAGAAGATATCAAGAAATCACTGACCGAGAATGTGGTCACGATCAAATTCAATAAAGTTTCAGGAGAAGAACGGGTGATGTCATGTACTCTGAATCCAGTGTATCTACCTGCACTTGTTGAGTCATCTGATCAGACAAATACTACTCGCGCTGATAGTCCAGGCGTACTTCGAGTATGGGACGTAGAGAAGTCAGGCTGGCGCTCCATGCTCTGGGACAATATCAAAGAAGTCACAGTGTGACTTTGAATCTCCGAGAACTTTCCAAAGACGAACATACTCGTGCCGAAAAGACTCCATTCATCAAACGAATGCTCAAAAAGCAAATCAGTGACTATGAATATTATGTGTACCTGTTCAATCAATACATCATGTATTCTGCACTCGAAGCCAGAGCCGATGAACTTGGGCTACTCAAAGGTATTGAATCATCAGCTAGACTAGATGGAATTATGAAAGATCTCAGAGAACTAGAAGCGTTGGGGGGATTTACTGCTCCCCAACCGTTAGTCTCTTCTGTGAAATATTGGAATTACATTACCAATGACATCACCATGGACGAAGATAAACTCATGGCGCACTTGTATGTTAGACATTTGGGAGACATGGCAGGGGGACAAATCCTCAAACGTATGACTCCAGGCTCTGGTCGTTATTATTCTTTCCCAGGCGAAGATATCACTGTATTAAAATCACAATTGAAAGAACGATTGAATAACGATATGATTGATGAAGTCAAGAAATGTTTTGAAATGGTGATTGCTTGCATGATTGAACTTGGTGAATTTCTTGAGTGAAGTATGGGATTCATTGATTTCAATCCAGGATTATTTGATTGAGAAATTAAATAAAGACGGAACTGAATATCATGAAAAAAGCATGGAACCATTTAATCATGCTGGCTGGACCAACCGCCTTTGGCAGGGGGATGGGTACCGCCGCGCGCACATTGACACAGTGGATGCAAGATCAACAAAAGGACTTTGGATGATGCATTGTTGTATTCAACCAAATTTGGACAACAATGCTCCTATTTTCGGACTGGATGTCATTGCAGGAGAAAACAAAGTCACTGGGTTTTTTCATGATTACTCACCAGTCTCTTCTCATGATCATGATCTTTCCAAAGAGTTTGCTAATATGGTTGCAGATCTGGATTGGTCTAAGAAACGAGAGTTGCCAGATTGGGCCAAAGCAATCTTTAGTGATGATATGATCGCCGCGGGCAATGTCAGAGCAGGCACACAGGATCTCACACAGATTGTTGAAATTAGCAAATCAAGTGTTGACTATTATCTCATGAGAGTAGCTGATTTCAACGAAACAATGGAAATAGAACAAGGAAAAATAGCACACAATCGATACGCTCACTATCAGAAACAAAATCCACATACACCAAGAACGATGAAATCACTTGGTCTGAGCGAAAATGATGTCGACACATTCATCTCAGAATGTCTATTCCCAGA